TAACTCCTGACTGCCACCATGCAACGAAGGACCAGAAGGTAATTCAGGAAATCATGCTGATTGCCAACACGCATCCCAAGCAGGTAAAGGATACGGACTACGAGTCTTCGATTCAGATTGAAGACCCGATGAAGCGTCTGGACCACCTTTACGCTGAGGATCGTATGCTGACCTTCAATAAGTTCGACATCCATTTGCTTTCGGGTCAGGAGATGTGGGATGCAATGGGCGATGACGCCCGCGAGGATATGTTCGACAACACCTTCAAGGTTTACGAACAGATCGGTGATTACGTTGTGCCCAAGGGTCTCGACCTTTTGCCGGTACGGTTCGATAACCCAGATGAGGTAGTTCTGGAACGTACCATTGCTGGACTGAGGGCAAAGGGATTGTGGGACAACCACCCAGAATATCAGGCACGAATCCTTGAAGAGGAAATGCCTGTAATTTCTAGCAAGCACTTCTCCCCGTACTTCCTATTGGTTGGTAACGCAATCGACTTCTGCCACAAGAACAACATCTGGGTTGGACCCGGTCGTGGTTCTGGTGCAGGCTGTTTGATCGCTTTCGGAATGGGCATCACGAACCTTGATCCTATCAAGGACAAGCTTGAGTTCTTCCGATTCATCAACCCTGAGCGTGATGGATTCCCCGACTTCGATATCGACATTGAGGATAAGCGTCGTGCGGAGGTAAAGGCTTACTTCGCTGAGGAGTACAAGCACGTTGCGTCCATTGCGACGTTCCAAGAGTTCAGCGGCAAGAACATCATCAAGGATGTTTCCCGTGTATTCGGTATTCCTCTGGTAGAGGTCAACCGTGTCAACAAGCAGATTGATGGCTGGGAAGACTTCTTGTTGTCCGATATCAAGAACGTAGTCGAGTTCAGGGACAATTACCCTGAGGTCATCAAGTACGGTGAACAGCTTCGCGGTAGGATCAAGGGTACGGGAGTTCACGCTTCTGGTATTGTTGCATCCAATATCCCGTTGAACCGTGTTGCACCAATCGAGATGCGCAAGATTGCAGCGACCAAGGAAGAGCTACACATCGTAGCTGTTGACATGGACGAAGCTGCCGACATCGGATTGATCAAGCTCGACTTCCTCGGACTCAAGGCGTTGTCGGTATTGCACGATGCGGTTGATAAGATTGCGGAGCTACGCGGAATCAAACTTGATTTGGACAGGCTCAGGCTTGACGACAGGGATGTCTATAAGATGCTGTCAGATGGTCACACTCTGGGCGTGTTCCAGTGTGAGGCTGCCCCTTACACATCATTGTTGCGTAAGATCAAGGTAAAGACCTTCGAGGAGCTAGCGGCCACCAACGCCCTCGTTAGGCCCGGTGCTGCAAATACGATTGGTAAATCGTACATCGCTAGGATGCATGGCGAAGAGATGACTGAGTATCCCTGTGTGGAGCTACAGCCTTACCTCTCCGACACCTACGGTTGTGTTCTCTATCAGGAACAGGTTATGCGTACCTGCTTCACCATCGGCGGTATGTCAATGGCAGAAGCAGACAAGGTCCGTCGAATCATCGGTAAGAAGAAGGACTCGAAAGAGTTTAAGCCTTTCGAAGACAAGTTCATCAAGAATGCGACAGAGTTCGTAGGCGAAGAGACAGCTTGGAAGCTTTGGCACGACTTCGAGGCTCACGCAGGATATTCCTTCAACAAGTCACACGCTTACGCATACTCGTTGATCGGATACTGGACAGCCTACTTGAAGCTGCACTACCCATTGGAGTTCATGTGGGCAATTCTCTGCAATGAGAATGACAAGGACATTCGTACGCAGTACCTCATTGAGGCAAAGCGTCTGGGTATCCAGATCAAGCTCCCGCACGTCAATGAGTCTGGTGTCAGCTTCACGATTGAGGGTGATGCAATTCGCATCGGTCTTTCTCCTGTGAAGTTCCTGTCGGATACTTCTGCACAGAAGTACATCGATCAGCGTCCATTCTTGTCATACAAGCAGGTTGAGGAGTTCGTAGGAACCAAGGGCAGCGGTGTGAACGTTCGTTCCTTGGGAGCATTGAATAACATCGGTGCTTGCCTGTTCGATGACAACCCAACCACAATGGCGAGGATCAAGGCGAATCTTTACGAGTTCCTTAATCTTCCTGAGATGTCTGCTAGGGTTCCTGACCATTGGCCTGCATTCCTGTCAACTACACAGGACGTTGATGAGACTGGTGCGTACATCATTCTTGGAATCGTTACTGAGGTTGCCAAGAAGCCAACATGGGCGCGTGCTACCTTCATGGACAAGCACGGTGCTGCGTCGGTATTCTGCTCGCCAGATACAACAATCGAAAAGGGTCACGCCTACGTTCTCCTGATTGGCAACAACAGGATCGTGGACTTTGTCCCATTCGACTTGACCACTCAGTTCTCCGAGTCTCCCATTGTGGAGTTCCTGAACCATGAGGGTAAGCTTTGTGAAGATGACGAGCTATTCGTTATCGACTTCTCGTCCAGATGGACAAAGAAGCGTGAGCGTATGGCAACAGTCATTGTTGCGAACAGCGCTAGGGAATTGGATTCCATGATCGTATTCCCCAGCAATTACAGCCAAGCCTTTATCCGTCTACAGCCGGGTAGAGCCAAGAAGATCGAATGGTCTGAGGGACGCGGTGGCGAAATGATCTATAGGAGTGTTGAACGATGATTGACAAAGTAGATGTGATGATTGCGTATTTGGATGAACGAGCTTGGACTCCACTGTACGCACATGAAGATGATGCAGGCATGGACCTACATGCTCTGGAACGTGGTGGTCTCGGTGCTGGCAGCGTTGCCGTTGTCGGCACTGGGATTTCCATTGCAATTCCTGAGGGCTATGTAGGACTTGTACACCCAAGGTCAGGACTCGCTGCAAAGTACGGAATCACCGTGCTCAACGCGCCGGGTACCATTGACAGCGGGTATCGTGGAGAACTCAAGGTAATCCTGTACAATGCCAATGGCAAGTACTATTCATGGGAAGCTGGTGACAGGATTGCTCAACTGGTAATCCAGCGTTACACAAAGGCCAACCTGATTACAGTGTCAGAAATCCCTGAAACCCTTCGTGGTGAAATGGGACTGGGATCGACAGGTCTATGATGGAGCTAGAACAGATTATCGCAGGACTCAGTCCAGCACTACGCAAGCAGATCATCATGGGTTCAGACTTCCCAGAGCCTGAATACGCAAAGACCCCAAGCCCTAGCCTGAACAAGGCGCTAGGTGGAGGATTGGTTTACGGTCGTCAGGTTTTGATCTGGGGAAACAAGTCAGCAAGCAAGTCCAGCACAATGCTTCAATTGATTGCACTGGCACAGGCAGTAGGAAAGGTGTGTGCATGGATCGATGCGGAGTCGAGTTTCGACCCAAAGTGGGCTACAACCCTAGGTGTGGATACGACCAAATTGATCGTTTCGAAGGCGCAAACAGTCAACAATATGGTGGACGTTGGCACTCACCTAATGCAGGCTGGTGTAGACATCATCGTAGTGGACTCAATCTCCTCGCTACTACCCGCAGTGTACTTCGACAAGGATAGCAACGATCTGAAAGACCTTGTCGATACCAAGCAGATTGGTGCTGAGGCAAGGGATATGACGAACGCTGTCAAGATGCTGAACTATGCGAATCAGGGACACACGCTCCTGATCCTAATTAGCCAGACTCGAAACAGTTTCGGTTCCATGCACGCAAGCCTCATCCCAACAGGTGGAAAGGCTGTCCAGTTCTACAGTTCCACAATCATCAAGTTGTTTAGCTCCGAGTCTGAAAACCAAGCTATTAAGGGTGACACCTTCATCGGAGACAAGATCGTGCAGCGTACCATTGGTCGAAAGGTCAACTGGGACATCACTTTCAATAAGACGGGCGCAGGGTTCAGGTCTGGGGAATACCACTTCTACTTCGACGGTAGCCACATTGGTGTAGATACAGTGAATGACGCAGTGGACCTTGCGATTGAAGAAGGAATCATCACCGGCAAGGGCTGGTACTACTATGGAGATGAATTGAAGATTCAGGGAAAGGATAATGTGGTCAAGTGGTTCAGGGAAAGTCCTGACAGGCTCAAGGAACTAGAGGCGCGTCTTGTCTAAGCCAGAGTACGCAGAGTATTCAGGTAAGTACATTTGCCAAGAATGCGGACTTGAGGTTCGTAAGGCTAGGTTCTGGTACAACGACATCAAGGAAATGACTTGGCGCTGTTCGTGCGGACATACGTCCAGTGTGTCTTTGCGTAAGCCAACCAAGGCAGAGGTTAAGGCCAGATATGCAGGGGGCTGACTATAACAAGCTGGAAAAGGCTGAGGCAAAGCGCATTGGCGCACGGCAGCACAAGAACAGCGGTAGAAACTTGGAAAAGGCAGATATGTCCACAGAAGAGTTCGTCATCGATGCCAAGTTCGCCAAGAAGTCATTCACGCTCAACCAAGATATCTGGGCCAAGCTTTGCACAGATACCATGAGGGTAGACAAGGGTAAGTCTCCCCTGTTGTACCTCATCATCGGTGAAGGGGACAGAAAGGTCCGACTAGCGGTGATAGAGTACGATATGCTAGAATATCTACTAGAAGGAAACAAATAATGTCCACCACTCTTGAACTGGTGCAACAGGTAGACGAATTCCAGAAGATCAGTGATCTGATGGTAGACGATGACCTGAACGAAGTTCTCGCAGTGATCGTCAAGATGATGGTGAATCCCGATATCCCACCGAACAAGGTGGCGACAACGATTGTTCGCTTGGAAGCATTCGCAGCTAAGTTCTCGATGCTTGCCAGCTACTACACCAACGTCGATAAGACGAAGCGAGACAAAAAGAATCTGTATTACAGCCTGACCGAAGCTACTCGTAGACTTTGTGATGCACTGAAATACATGGCGAAAGATAAGGTATATGGCTAAGAACTTACTCAAGAATCTAATTGGGGAAGCAAGAACTGCAAAGGGTCTGGTTGATACCAAGGCTCTGATCGCAGCAATCGAACAGGGATATCTCCCAGAGAATCCCATCGAGTACAAGAAGAAGAAGACGTTCGCTCCATCATCGCTAGTATACGGTTCAGGTGAATGCCCCCGTTATTGGTACCTAGCATTTGATGGTGGAGAGTTCGAATCGGATAATTCTCCGCAGGAAATTGCTAACATGCAAAATGGCTCTTACAGCCATGAGAGAATCCAGAAGGCAGTAGCGAAGACGGCAATTGTCGCTTCCATTGAGAAGAAGATCATCAACAGTGATCCTCCTATCTTCGGTTACCAAGACCTTGAACTGTTCTGGAATGATGGCAACCTCCCTGTCGAGATTAAGACGACAAGAGATATCGCCTTTCAGCGAAGGAAGGACGCAGGTAATGCGCTCCCTTATCACCGTTCGCAGCTATTGATCTACATGTACATTCAAGGCTTTGACCTTGGTGTAATCCTTTATGAGAACAAGGATACTCATGAACTCCTCGCTATTCCTCTGGAAATGACCCCAGAGAACAAGGCGTGGGTCGAGAGTGCATTTGGATGGATGCGTACTGTGCATAAGGCTTGGGTTGACCGCAAGTTGCCCAAGAAGAATTACCGTGCCAATTCCAAGATTTGCAAGTCATGTCCTCTATCAAAGGTATGTGCAACATTGCCCCTCGAAGGCGATATCGCACTGCCAGCTTTGGAGAAGCTTGGATGAAGCAATGTGATTGGTGCCACACCCCATTCTCCCCGACAGTGAGCTTTCAAATTTATTGTTCGGAAGAATGCCGTACAGCGGCAACCAAACACAACCAAGCTATAAAGAGCAAAGAGCGCAAGCTTAATCGACGTAAGACAAAGAAACGCATTTGTGCAAATAGCGATTGTACAAATGTGCTTTCTGTCTACAACGAATCTAAGTATTGCGCTTCTTGCTATTTCTCAGAGCATGTCGTCCTCCGTGAAGTAGAGAACCTAAAGAGGAGACACAATGCCTAGAATCACAAAGATTCTCAACGTAGCACCGCCATCGAGTTTTGTTAGTATTGACGCTAGCACTAACTCGATGGCATTTGCTATTTATACGGACGGTAAGATCATTCGCTACGGCAAGATCAAGTTCAATGGCAATAACATCAACGAGAAGATGAAAGACATCTCGAACAAAACAAAGGCATTCTTTGACAAGCTGCCTAATGGTACAATTATTGTGATCGAAGATACGATTTATACGAACTCACACAATACTGCTGCACAATTGGCAAAGGCTCAGGGAGCATTGCTGGGTGGAGCATTCTTGGGTGGGGCCAAGGAATCGCATTGCGTTAGCCCTATTGCGTGGCAGTCATTCATTGGTACACGCCTTTTGACAGCGGCAGAGAAAGCAGCCATCAAGAAGGCAACTCCCAATAAGTCTGCCGCTTGGTACAAGGCCAAGGAACGTGACATTCGTAAGCACAGGACAATCGACACCATGAACAAGACCTACGGGACTAACGTGGATGACGATGACGTTGCTGATGCAATGGGAATCGCAACATTCGCCGCAAGCAATTGGGGCAAGGTAATCAAGGAGAAGTGATGGTAGCAAAGCTATATGACAGCCCAGCGTTCCTCCGTCGTCGCTATGTAATGGAGCGTCGTACGTTGAAGGATATTGCTGAGGAATGCGACACAAGCATTCAGACGATTAGTCGCAAGCTCAAGGAAGCAGGGCTACGATGACAGACCTCGCAGAACACTTGGATGAAGTCAACACAGTTGCCGCAGAATACCTCAAGGGAAAGAGTGAGACACAGATTTCCACTGAACTAGATATTCCAAGGCACAGGGTTGTCACCCTCGTCAAGGAATGGAAGGTCATGGCTTCCAACTCTGATGCTGTACGGGTCAGGGCAAGAGAAGCACTGGCTGGTGCCGATCAGCACTACTCCCAGTTGATCAAGGAAGCATACGACATCATGGAGGATGCTAAGAATGCAGACGCCCTTGGTGCCCGTACTGGTGCATTGAAACTGATCCTTGACATTGAGAAGTCTCGTATTGAGATGTTGCAGAAGGCAGGACTACTTGAGAACCGTGAGCTAGCTGAGAAGATGCTGGAAACGGAAGCCAAGCAGGCAGCCATCATGAGGATCATCACAGAGGTCGTTAGCGAGTGTGCTCACTGTAAGCCAAAGGTATTGCAGCGCATGGCGGGTATCGGTAAGGAAGCTGTGATCATCGATGAGTGACATGGACTTCTCAGAGTTCTTTGTCGCTCTTGACGACAACCCTTTTGAGGAAGACCCCGTAGAACTAGATACGTTCTTGGGACCGAACTTCCTGAACCAACCACCCCTGTCAGAAATTCAACGAGATATGGTTGAGGCCATGTCCCAGATTTATCGTGTCCAAGACCTAGAGCGCCTTATGGGACGTGAAAGAGGCAGGGCACACTACAAGAAGTACACCAAGAACGAAATCGTCCTCGCATTGGGCAAGGGTAGCGGTAAGGACTATACGTCCACAATTGGCTGTGCTTACATGGTATACAAGCTGTTGTGTCTGAAAGACCCAGCAAAGTACTTCGGCAAGCCTCCCGGTGACGCCATTGACCTTATCAACATCGCTATCAATGCAGAGCAGGCGAAGAACGTTTTCTTCAAGCGCTTCAAGGACTTGATCAAGCGTTGTCCATGGTTCGCTGGCAAGTACAACCCCACCATCATCGCTGTTGAATTCATCAAGAATGTCACGGTATACTCTGGACACTCCGAGCGTGAGAGCCATGAGGGACTGAACCTCATCCTCGCAATCCTTGACGAGATTTCTGGTTTCGCCCAGACATCCAATACAGGCAATGAGCAGGCCAAGACTGGTGATGCTATCTACAAGATGTTCCGCGCTTCTGTAGACTCCCGTTTCGATGAGATTGGAAAGGTCATTCTACTTTCCTTCCCTCGTTACAAGGGTGACTTCATTTCCGAGCGTTACGACAAGGTAGTGCGTGAGAAGAAGACTTACGAATTCACACACACATTTAAGGTCAATGAGGAACTGCCAGACGACACTGAGGGAAACACCTTCACAATTGCGTGGGAAGAGGATGAGGTAGTCAGCTACGCCATTGACGGAGTGTTCGCATTGAAGGCACCTTCGTGGAAGGTTAACCCCACCAAGACGATCAATTCGTACAAGCGTAACTTCCTAGAAGACCCCGGTGACGCGCTACAGCGTTTCGCTTGTATGGGACAGTCCTACACGGATGCGTTCATCAAGAACATCCCAGCCCTGCGAGATTCTATGGTCATTCGTAATCCAATTGACGGCGTCAATCGTGTTGACCAGTCATGGGTACCTAATCCAGATATCAAGTACTTCCTCCATGCCGACCTTGCCCAGAAGCAGGACCGTGCAGCGGTGGCGGTAGCCCATGTGAACAAGTGGGTCAAGACTGGACAGTTCAATGACTACGAACAGGTTGTCCCTGAGGTTGTCGTAGACATGGTTGCTTACTGGGAGCCTAAGCCGGGGCAGCCAATCGATTTGAAGCAAGTACGTAGTTGGATCGTGGGCCTACGTAGACGTGGGGTGAACATCGGAATTGTCACCTTCGACCGTTGGAACTCTCTCGATACGCAGATGGAACTCAACAGACTTGGAGTCAATACTGAGACCTTGAGTGTCGCCTTGAAACATTACGACGATCTTGCTATGCTGGTCTATGAGCATCGTGTCAAGATGCCAGCCAACGACATCCTCTTCGATGAGCTTAGTCAACTACGTATTGTGTCGAACACACAGGTTGACCACCCTCGCAAGGGAAGCAAGGACTTGGCTGACGCCGTGGCTGGTGCAGTCTACAACTGCATTACCCGTAGTCCGAAGCAGGTTAACGACACAGTTGACATCGTGGACTATGATGATGTACGCTTGAAGCGAAAGATGGGGGTTGGGGGGAATGATAGTATTCAAACAAAACCTCCAATGCCTTCTGAAATTGAAGAGTATCTATCGAGTATTGGTGCTCTTTAACTAATTAAGGAGGACTATGGATATTCCGAACAAAAATGAAATCATGGACGGCATCGTTCGTGTTTCCAGCAGGTATGTTGTAAGCGAAGAAATGCTTGAGTTTACTAATTTGGATGCTGAGGAATATATCTACAAGGATATGGCTTTGGCTATTGGACAAGAACTTCAAAGGCACATGGGCACCAGTAAAGGGCCGAATGATTTCATCACCAACACTGTTGAATTCAGGGCATGGACTTATATTGTTCCTGACCTAAAGGCTCTCAAGGCTTCAATCCAGAAAGCTGTAGACGCAGCTTATGCCAAGGGTGTAGCTGATACAGAAGGATGGACCCCACCAAGCTCTAGGAATCCAGATGACCTTAGATGAATACTGGGTTGTAGTTTGGAGCAAGGCTCGTCCAGACTCTAGTTTCAGATACGAGCATGTATGGACAAGAGATGGTAAAGTCACAGGAGTTCCTTGGATGTTTACATCTCCCAAGGCCGCAATTGCAGCGGCACGGAAGACGCTCTGCGATGGAACAATCACATTCAGGTTGGTCAAGTATACGCCGGTACAAGATACCGAGTTGACAAACTCACAGGATAGTGTATAATCGTAGTTGTTGGTAGGGCACGACTCCGCTCTACCACAATGCCTCTTTGGTCTAATGGTAAGATGCTGCTTTCGTAATGCAGTGATGAGGGTTCGATTCCCTTAGGAGGATCTAGCTGTAGGGAAAAAGCCACAATCCGGCCCTATAGAGCAGGTAGTCCAGTCGGTGGTATTTGGACGTGACTGCAATGGTACCTTAGCTCCAATTGGTAGAGCGCGACCTTTGTAACGTCGATGTTGTGAGTTCGAGCCTCACAGGTACCTCGGTTGACAGATAATCCAAGACGTGCTAGTCTCTAGCCATGAACATTTACTTGGTAACGGAACGTGACTACGACGGAGACATCATCCATGGAGTTTACTCCAATGAGGTTGCTGCTCTGGAACATCAGAAGGCTGGGGGTATGTACCCAACACGCCCCGAGTATGAGCCTTGGCCTCGCTACTCAGTTGATGAGTACGTGGTGCTTGACACGTATCAGACTGTATGATACAATGGTATAACGCTGGTCAGTTGACCGACAAGAGATGATCCTAGTGCGTATGAGCACACATAGGTCGTAAGTTCATCCACCAGCGTAGCTTCGGGATATGGGCCAGTGGCTAGGCCGCCTGTTTTGGGGACAGGACATCTTCGTGGGTTCGAGTCCCACTATCCCGACTAGTGACAGGGACTTAAAGACTTGTCACTTATCAATGGGTGATAGTAGACTGGTTAGAACAGTTCTCTGATACGGAACTAAACTGGGTTCGATTCCCAGTCACCCAACGCAGCTTGACAAGTAGTAACAGTCGTGATAGTATGAGGATCACGAATGGGCGATTGATGTTAATGGGAGCATGACTGCCTTGCACGCAGTTCGTAGGGGTTCGAATCCCCTATTGTCCACAATGGAAATCCATGCAAGATTTCCAGAATATGGCGGAACACCAGTTCGGGAGAGTCTGGTAACGCACAGGTGGGGGTAACGCCCGATTGAGAGTCAACACTTGGTCTGCTCAAAGGTGTACAATGAGACACTTTCCCTAGGCAGTAGTGGTAAAGACCAATCCACTTATTCACCCTCTATCCGAGTTTGGGGTTCGGGATAGATCAAGGGAAAGAACCCCGACAATGGGTCGTCGCTCTTGGTAGAGCAGGGAGTCTGTAAAACTCTCGTCATTATGTACATTGGAAGTTCGATTCTTTCACGGCTCACGCAAGCAGGAAAACTAAGACTGTGCATGGTCATTGGTTGTAATACCATCCTGTAGCTCCACATCTTGACCGCAATCTGGGCTTTAGTTGGCATACGAAAGCAGGATTGTTTAATCTCGTATCGTTCAATGGCAGGACAAACGGTTGTTACCCGTTCAATGTTGGTTCAAATCCAGCTATGAGAGCTTAGTTTTTCGGTAGCCCAACGGCAGAGGCGGGGTCGAAAGCCCTAAAGTGTAGGTTCTAATCCTACTTGAAAAAACTATTGATCACCAAAGTACACGGTCTTCCGGTTAGCATGGGTGTGAGTCTTTTAAGAGCTTCCCACAGCGAAATAGCGGGGCATGGGCACAGGGCAGCATGGATTCTGTCATTTAACGAGGTAGGCAGGAATGGTTCCTGACGACACTCATAATGTCACCAAACCAGTTCGATTCTGGGTATCTCGACTTCGGAGTAGAGAAGTTGGCATCTCAGCACCCTCATAAGGTGAAGGCTTTCATACGCGCATAAGTGGTTCAAATCCCGCCTCCGTTCCCTTTAAACATTCCTCTATAGTGATAACGGCAGCACGGTACCTTGGTATGGTATTGGTAAGGGTTCAATTCCCTTTGGAGGATCGAAATGAAATGCCTAGTGTGTGGTGAGAAGCTTGGAAGAAACAGAGCCAAGTTTTGTAGTCATGCGTGTCAGCAGGTTAGTCAGTACGACAAATACATCGCAAGATGGTTAGTTGGTGCTGAGACTGGTGGTACAGAGAGAGACATTTCTGAGTTTGTGAGAAGGTACATCTATTCGGTACGAGGAAAGATGTGTTGGCAATGCGGCTGGTCTGGGAAGAACCTAAGGACCGGAGACGTGCCAGTGCAAATTGACCATATCGATGGGGACTCTTCTAACAACGCCGTTGACAACTTAAGGCTTCTTTGTCCAAACTGTCACTCTCTTACTTGGAACTTCGGAAATGCAGGCCACACGTCTGCAAGAGGGTTCAGATATGGTAAGATATAGCTAAGGGTCTGTGACCTGTGTACGACGAGAGGAAAGAGCAATCTCTCCATCCTGCACAAATACAGAATGCACTGCTGTAATGCCGAAAGGTCAGGGCTTAAACCTTGAACCTGCGCCATACCGGAATAGGGAGGCGTCAACGGATGCTCCATTGCAGCAACATGTGGATGTAGTTCAGAGGTAGAATCCCTGCTTGCCATGCAGGGGGCCGGGGTTCGATTCCCCGTATCCGCACTTAGGTAGGATGTCCACCCTCGATCCTAGGCTGACAGGGACGGCGTTAGAGTCATGATCTTTCGTCGGGCGCATTGTGCCTAAACCACTTTCTATCATCCCTTAAACGGATGATATCATCCATTTAACGGAGGATACGTGCCAGAAGTTTACTCGATGTCTCGTTGGAATGAAGAAGATAAGTACGGTGATCGCCCAATGATGGGTGACCGTTACATTCACAGCATCCGTCACAAGAAGCCAAAGAAGCCTCACGCACCAAGAGGGTGCCCCAACAACGAACACGGCCCTCATTTCTGGGTATGCAATAAGCGCATCACTCAGTACCTAGACCGTAGCGCATATCAGCGAGAGGTCTACCATCACTTCAACGTCTTCTGCCTGCTCTGCGGGCTAGACAAGAGGGCATGGGGTAAGACACCTTCCCGCACAATCGAGTGCTTGGTAACAATCGTAGAACGACGTGGACCATGGCAGAATGGCTTCTGGTCCTCTTACAAGGAACTCCGCTTTGACGGAGAGACAGACCACAATGGAAAGACGGTATCACGATGGACCTGATTGATCAGCTTGAAAAGCTCAAGGACGAATCGTCCTACTTCACCCCTAGAGACCTAGATTACGGAGACTACACCGATACCGGAATCATCTACATGGACGAAGAAGAGCTTGGCGAAGGACGCTGGGCAACCCACATGTTGACAATCGTTCAGTATGGTGGTAAGCTCTGGGGTATCGAGTGGTCAAGGGGACTCACAGAGGACCAAGACGACACGTTCGAGCCTGATACTTCAACGGTATACGAGGTTGACAGGAACGAAAAGGTAGTGTATACTTACAGTAAGAAGAAGTCGCTAGATGCGTCGCGGGTGGGCGTAACTGCAATAGATGTGGATGGTCTAGACGACTTCTCCTGAGTCCTGCTAAGGGAAACCTAAGACGCCCCATAGCTTTCCAAGGGAATGATCCACCAACGGACGATAACGGATCAATGGCCTAGTCTTTCAATGGTTAGGAACAGAGGCTTTCAATCTCTTAATCGGAGTTCGATTCTCCGCTAGGTCACGTTGGGACTGGTAATCCCACAGGTAGTATGATTCCTTAATCATGCGGTGATGGCAAGGACCAGATGCTTGCCAAGGGTTCACATCCTGATTCTACTGTGATAGCAGCAATGCTAGGAAATTGCGAGGCTCCGCTTACCAAAGTGATCCTCATATGCCCTATTCGTTCAACGGCAGGACGATGGTTTCTCAGATCATCAACAGGGGTTCAACTCCCCTATAGGGTACGGTCGGCAGGATTACGCTACGAATTGCGCTAGGGTGTTTAATGGGCGTAGGTATACCCTGTGACAAGTATGTGGGATTGCCTAGCAGTACCCCACATGCGATAATGGGCCATCCCGGTTTTGACAGGTATGGAAAATCTAAATAGCGGCCAGAAACGGATCACATTCTATAAAGTGGTCAAACAAATAAATGCTACCGATGAGGTAACAGAGGCTATGAAGGGTGTTGACGCATTCATTGAGTCAGTACTCTCCGGTGCGGACCAGCTAGCGCTCGTCTGACAAGCCAAGGGTAAAGGCAGCCCTAGTCAATCAAATGTCTAAGGTGCAGTAAAAGGTTGTCCAACCTAAATGGACTGGTGGAGTGTGGCGGAAGCTACCCCGTATTACAATGGCCGTATAACTGTTTAGCTGGAACATATTTGGACGCGGGTTCGACTCCCGCATGGTCCACAAACGCAGAGTCTCATGGTGGGTTTGCCCCAAGTCCGTCAGATGAGAGACGAAGCGGGGGAGTGCAATAAAGCTTACGACTTGGGTGACGACTAGCTGAGCAATCCCTAACTTGACAGAGCCTATCAGAGATGGTAGGCTTTTGTCATGAGCGACAAGAAAGATGGACCCCAATAACATCAAGACAGAAACCAAGGTCAACGGTAGGTGGGTTGACAACGAAGACCTGACCTGATAGAGTCTTCCTACACGACAAGGAAAGGTTAGACATGATTCTCGCAGTCACGTACAAGGAACAGTTCTCCCGTGTTGCTCCTGCTTACAGTCGAGCACACTGGCCCGAGCACACCGATGAGATGGAAGTCAACTGGGTTACTCAGGCTGATGGATGGCTCGTCTACGAATGGGATGACGAAAGCGTCATTTGCAGCGATAATATGAACGTCGTCAAGTCTTACACAACGAGGTCCAAGTGAAGCCCGCAGAGTTTGACAGCTACCCTCAGCCCGCACCCAAGCCCAAGATCAACTGGCAGCGGATCAGGGAGAACTTTGCTATTGGATTCGGCTCTGTCATCGGATGGGCTTCTGGTACAGGAGTCATCCTAGGCATTATTGGACTGATCGCTTTCGGCATCACAAGCTGTACGTCACAATCCAAGGTAGCAGAAGACTGGGCACTGGAATGCCGCAAGGCAGGCAATCAGGTCATCGGAATGACTTCTGATGTCACCTACTGCATGTCTGAGACTCAGGTGCTTCCTCAGCCAAAGACAGATACGTGGGGTTCATTCGATACCGTTGCCTGTACCGCTCAGGGCGGGTACACAGCAAGGAACGTCAATGGCAATTTATACAGCTACTACTGCATCAAAGGCAAAGTAATCTCTAAGAGTCCGTGAAAGGATCACAATGGAAAACATGTTCGGAACTAAGGTCGTTACGCTTGACGATTTGATTCGTCGCAACGACGCGGGTATCACGGTATGCAAGGTCTGCGGTGGAGAGTTCAAGGCTCTTTACGCAACAGACAAGGGATACGTCTGCAAGGAGCACCGATGATCACGGTAGAGCCAATGGACGGAGTAATCGTGAGCGAGTTTGCTCAGCGCATGGCTAAGGCAGTTGTTGATGTCCTTAATGCTAAGGGTTCCAACACTGAGCTATTGATGGCTATGATGGGTGAGGTTGTGCTTGAGATTGATGAAATCGGAAAGCGCGTATCCGTATTGGAGGCCAGCAATGGGCGCTAGTCTGGACATGCACTACGGATTCGGATTCATCACTGGTGATCCTCAGGAAGAGGACAACTCCCTTGCCTTTGAGGCAATGGGTATTGAATTCGATGAGGACGATCCGTCTGAGGCGTACTACGCAATCATCAAGAAGTTCCCCGGTGTTGAAGTAGCCAGCTATGGTCACTATGACTACTGCTATGGTTACATGATCTACGCAGCTTCCACTGAGGGATACTCTTGGGATGGAGCCATGGAAGTCAGCACTGACACGTTTGGTGTTCCCACCATGGATGAAATCGCTGCACTATCTTCTGTTCTAGGCTACTTCTACCCTGATGGTGAGAAGCACCTAGGACACATGGTTACGGTGAGCTACGGATGATTGACGTTCGCTACAAGGAACCTTGTCACGCAATCCATGTGACAGGGAAGAATAATGATGCCGTATGCTCGGTGCTGGAAAATGCCGACTATATGTGGTACATGTTCAGCGACCGTGATGACATCATGTTCTACCGCGATGAAAGCCTTCATTTCCCCGTGAAGGTAGGAGACTGGCTCGTAGTTGACCCACAGTTCGGTACTGTGGTAGTCTACAATCCAGAAGAGTTCGAAGACACGTTCTACCGCAACGTAAGCGTTCTCTACTGATGGACGCCTTATTCCTGTTCATCTTGTTTTGGGTGATCTTGATTGTCGTCGGAATCTCTGCTATGCTCATTGCACTAGCAATCTTCGGAATCTGGACGGTATGGAGCTTCATCCTCTACTTGATCTACGGGGAATGATGTGCTATACTGGATTACAGTCTCGGGAAGACTCTAAACTACCCCCAAGCAAGTGCCACTGTGGGTAAGCCGGGAAGCCTCCAAAACTTCTGTCAGCTAGGGTTCGATTCCCTACACTTGTGCTTAGAAGGGAAGTAACATGGTAGCACTAGGAATCATCCTGTTAGTACTGGGATTCGTCTTTGGCCTCGGTGGTCAGACGCTCCTGTATGTTGGTGGAGCCTTGGTCATCGTGGGACTCGTCCTGAATCTAATGAATCGCCGTGTCTGGTAGCTTGACACGCTGAGGATAGTCTGCTAAGCTACTCATACAAGTGAATAGCGAAAACACAGATGGTCCACTAGCCCAATCCGGTAGAGGCGTCAGTTTCAAACATTGAAGGTTACGGGTTCGAACCCCGTGTGGACTACTCTGGTGCATACAGGTTGCAATCTGCAATAAGATGAACTTGAAGTGTGTTGTGCGGTATCCAATCCGCCCCGACAAAACACACATGGCAAGTCGTTCGTCAAAGAGATAGAATCTCCGTTCATGAATTTCCGCCTGTGTGTATCACTAGTATTGGTGATTGTAAACCCCAGCCTGTAATAAGGTGCAGCCCATAAGAAAGCTGCTAAGTGAACAATTAGCCACAGCAACAGGGATGGAGCAAACCTGTTGGTCACCAAATATAAGTAGCAAGGCGATGGACTAGCTATCCATCGATCCATGGCTATCGCAGGTAGCGCTGTGAAAGTTTGCGCACAACACTATGAATGTTGTGGACATGCAAAGTCGTTAACAACCCTCACACGGTTCTAGACCAAGTGAGGTCATGGTCCGTTAGGTCAATGGTAGACTTCCTCGTTTACACCGAGGCTACAACAGTTCAATTCTGTTACGGACTACGGAAGAAAGTCATGGGTTCGAATCCCATTCGTCAGGCTCACAAGGCAAGTCGATAGTTCAGCGGAAGAACGTCTTCAACAGGAGAGTCACCGGTTCGAATCCGGTATGTATGCGGCCATTTAGTTGAGTGTACATTAGCTTAGTGGAAAAGTACTCCTTAATGGTCCATTAGCCCAATTGGCAGAGGCGCTAGATTTAGGTTCTAGAGGTTGTGGGTTCGACTCCCATATGGACTACTGGGAAGTGCTTGACACTATAAGATTTTGCAGGTCGAAGCTGAGTGTACACGAAGCTTAGATACCACACTTTCAAATCTGTCTTTCTGACTCTCCCAATCAATGCGTCTGTATCCCAAAGGCAGAGGAAACACGTTGAGGACGTGTACAGCACGGGTTCGACCCCCGTCAGACGCACTGAGCTAGATGCGATAGACTTGAGTTACTTCGGCCCATGGCGGGCCACCCATATAATGAATGAGATAAAGTCGGTTCGATTCCGACAGTAAACACTTAGGTCGCCCTTTTCTCTAGCTCTTAACTTCCACCACGACGAAGGATCACTATGGATATCACCAAGATCATGACTGCCAAAACTTGGCGGGCATTGAACATTCCCAAGACCAAGGATGCTCTTAGGGACTTACAGCGTGAATTTCACCCTGACGTGAATACCGATCCCAATGCTCATGAGGCATTCGTGAAACTGGTACCTCTCTTTGAAGGTCCAGATTACCAACTGCGTGTAGCCAATGGCACCGCAACGACAGCACATGCAATCGCATGGAGCATGGAAAAAGATTTCGATGATCGTAAGATCGTCGCTGTGCGTGCGCTTGAGCAACTTGCCAAGCTGCCTGCTGAATTCAATAGGTTCTTTCCTAAGATTCATTCCTTTGGACCTGACCACCTGACCCTGAATTACGGAGAAGGTTGGTGGTTTGTCGAGGACTTCCCCAAGTTTGATTCCCGCACTGCGGTATGGATCGCTAAGCGTGGAGCGGCGGCAATCAAGAAAGCTGCTGAGTCTGGAATCGTTCATGGAGATATCAACCCTCGAACAGTCGCACTACTCCCAAGTGAGCATGGCCTCATGCTTGATGGATGGTGGCACAGCGTTGAATTGGATAGTCGTCTGGCATTGAAGCCTGACGCACCTACTCCTGCAAGGTACTTCGGTGGAGCGGGGGCAGATGAGAAGATGATGGTTGCCCAACTGGCAGCCATGTTGACAAAGACCTCAGTCCCTGATAAGCTCCTCTTAGAAACGTTCAAGAAGCACTCGTTTGGCGTAGCCAATGCAAGAGACTTCTTCAATGAAGTTAATGATGTAGCAACCAAGTTGTACGGACCTGCGAAGTGGCATCCACTTGATGTCCCAGCCGTACCGATGATTTAAGGAGAAACATAATGGGTGGTGGAAGTTGGTCGGCAGCGGCCTACAGCGCAGTGAGCGCAACGCGAGCCGCAACAGGAAGTGCATTCGCATACGACAGGACCGTCAAGGCTACTGGTCGCTATGAGGCACATGAGCTTGTTGACGTAAAGAAGCTCAACAAGGCTGGCGAGAACATTCGTGAGTCCCTTGACACCGTGGAGCATCCCTTCACGAAGCCGATGGTCATTGGTTTTGACCAGACCGGCTCCATGGGTTCGATTCCCGGTGAGATGCAGAAGAAGCTCAACACTGTCTTCGATCTGACCACTGCAAAGGGCGTTGAGGACGTTCAGATCGCAGTTGCCGCTTACGGTGACGCTGCGAATGATGAGCGTGTTCCGTTGCAGATGAGCCAGTTCGAATCTGGTATCAAGATCGATGAGGCGCTGGACGTTCTGTTCCTTGAGGGTCATGGTGGTGGAAACAGTGGAGAGACCTCCAACCTGTTGTTCTACTACCTCGCATACCACACCCGCACTGACGCTTTCGACAAGCGTGGTGTCAAGGGCAAGGTCTACCTCATCGCTGATGAGAAGCAGATTCCGATTACAGCCGCACACATCGAGAAGTACATCGGTGAGCAGCCTCTCGGTGACCTGTCCTTCGAGGGTATCGCAGCGGCAGCTACAGAGAAGTGGGATGTCACAATCCTCCTGATCAACAACTCCGCAGCCAAGTACCAGCGTTCGGAAGAGTTCTACGGAAATCTCTTCGGACCTGACAATGTGGTTATCGTTCAGGATGTCTCGGCAATTCCTGAGATGATCGCCGGTCTCTTCGCTTACGATCTTGGTCGTAGCATTGATGACATCAAGGCTGATCTGTCCGCAACTGTCGGAAACGCAATCGCTGTTCGGGTAACCGACGCTATTGTCAAGCGCTCGGGTACGAAGAGTGCAGCCCTCCGCTGATATCGTTGTAGGTCTTGGATGGGGTGACGAGGGTAAAGGCGCAACAGTCGATGCCCTCGTTGCTCATTCCAATGCTGATCGTGTTGTCAGGTTCAATGGTGGACAGCAAGCTGCCCATAATGTGATCGCTAAGGGAATTCACCACACCTTTGCCAGCTATGGCTCGGGTACGATGTCAGGAGTTCCTACTTGGATTAGTTCCTACTGCACGATCAACCCCGTAAACATCTTCAATGAGAAGTCCGCACTCATCAAGAAGGGATTCAATCCTGTCTTGAATGTGGACGGTAAGGCTCTTGTCACCACTGCTCTTCACGTCTTGGTCAATGTTATTCGTGAGGAAGCACGCGGCAAGGACAACCATGGAACAACTGGGAATGGCTTTGGCGAGACCATTGATTACTCCCTGAGGTTCCCAGAGCTTGCACTGCGAGCAGAAGACTTCAAGCTTGGATTCAGCGCGGTATACCCAAAGATGCTGGCCCTCAGGGACTTCTACATCAGTGACGGTATGATCATTCCTGATCATCCCAACCTCAAGGATTCCAAGATGCAGTCGTTGGTGTGGTCAATGCTTCCAATGTTTAACCATTTCAATGTTGTCACTACTGTTGATCTGTTTGAAGAGTTGAGGCATGGTCATACGGTATTCGAGGGGGCACAGGGATTCGTCCTTGATGAGAACTTCGGGTTCAACCCTTACACCACATGGTCTACGACTACACCATCTAACGCTAGGGCAATCTTGCGTGAGGCAGGGGTAACAGATGTACACACAACCGGTTGCCTTCGCTCCTACGCAACTAGGCACGGTGCAGGACCGCTACCTCATGAGGGAGAGATTGGGTTCACTCCCGACGAACCTCATAATACTACTGAATCCAGTATGGCTGGTGAGTTCAGGATTGCTCCGCACGATGTAGAGACTATTCAATGGGCTATTGATATGACCGATGTTGATTCATTGGCAGTCGGGCACTTGGATGTCTTTGATGGATTCATGACTCACGATGGGCTATTCCCACTTGACACATTCGGTAAGCCGATTAGGTTGAAGGCATGGGGACCAGCCAGAGAAGATCGCATGGTCATGTGATATGATTGTTAGATACGCTAGATGCGCAGGAATGGGTTACTTCTTTCATCCAAAAGCGAAACCACCTATTCCGATTCTTTCACTGGCGTATTATGGAGAGTAAACCTGTAAGGTACAGGCGCTGCTTCGAAAACAGATGGGTGCGTAAGCACTGGGAATCGTGTTCTCTGCTCTCCGCTGGACTGACAGGTAGGCATACTTGCTCCGTATGAGACTATGGGCGGAAGTAATCAGTCATCATGTGCGCTAGGGGTATACACCGAATGCATTTACCATGGTCCTCAATGGAAGACGATTTGTTCTGGGAACAACACATGCTGGAACCATGTTGGACGGTAACACGTTGGGGTTCGATTCCTCCTTCTTCCGCGTTTGATCAGCAATTATACTAAGACAACCTCAAATCTATGTTATAATTGACTGTATTCAACTTAGGAGAACAATTGGCAAGCATGACGCCTGAGGGGTTCAGATTCTTTCGTGTAGAGAGAACTCCCTCACGACCTGTTTTGCTGATTGTAATGGGTTGGTTGCTGGGCGGTATCACGCTAGTTCTAGGTACTGTCTTTCCTATTGATGTTAACCCCGCCATTAACGTTAACTCTACCGAGTGGGTACTTGGTATGATGTTGGTATTTGGAGCATCCTGTATCAGTTTGTCAGCTTTGCGGTGGAAGAGAGAATCCACAGCATGGCAACTTGAACTGGTGGGATTCCCGATCTTAGCGGCAGCATGGATGCTCTATACTGCGTTGGTCCTTATTACAAGCTGGACCTCGCTATTCCCCCTATGTCTGGGGCTAGCATTCGCTGCTGCAAGTGTGCAGAGGTTCCTTGAAGTAAAGGGTCACATTAGAAGGGCACGCCGAAACGTCTCCGCGTTTGAAACACAACAACGCGAAGGGGAGGAAGCTAATGCCTGATTGGATTCTACCGCTGTTGACAATTGTCTTCGGTGGGGGTGGTTTGATTACAGCTATCGTAGCATGGAGAAAAGACGCAAGGCAAGGTCCGGTAGAGCACCAAACCGCTCAGGTAGCTGATGCAATGGTTCTTTCCAATGCAGCGTCAGAGCTTATCAAGACCCTTACTGATCGCCAGAAGAATTTTGAGGATCGCATCGGAGTCAAGGAAGTTGTGTGGGAAGGTAAGCTTGAAGCCCAAGACACCAAGATTGACCACTTGCAGTCCCGTGTGGATTCGTGGATTTTCTGGTACAATGACTTGAAGGTCAACTGGTTTCTCCACCGTGTCAAGGATGTTCCTCCGGTTCCCCCTGACACGTCTGCCCCAATCTGATGCTATAATGGTTCTGACATGAAAGGGGACCATTATGGGACCAGCTAACATTGCGGTATTGAAAGTACTGTCAGATCGTACAGACTTTGATAGCCTCGCAACTAGACTTACGGACCTAGCCGGTCAGTTCACTGACCTAGAGGCAGCACTCAACGCACCTGACGACATGCCAGATGTAGACGCAGCATATGAGGTCTTCCGTCATTCGGGTATCGATGCATGGATCAAGACACTCAAGGCAACGCTTGACGCAATCGAGCCACTTGTTGTAGACTTGAAGACAGCAGCTAAGTCTTCTTACTGATTTAAAGCGAACGCAAGTTCGCCGTGGTCCCTGTCCAGACGGTCTGGAAGCAGATTGCAACCCTGTTCATAGCGAGTTCGACTCTCGCAGGGACTTCTACGAAAGGAAAACAATGCTAGTACATGACAAGAATCTCGCAAAGCTGGATCAGATTGCTGATACCACTGTCGAGTCCATTGACCTGTTCTCACAGGAACAGATCGAGAATGCCATTGCGGCAGTCAAGCGTATTGCCAAGTCACTGACGGAAGCAAAGAAGTCTTTTGCCAAGCCCGTTGAGGTCGTTGAAGTTACCGACGAGGAAGTTGACAACGACACCGAAGAGTGATATGCTCTTCTTATGAGTAGAAACCTGCTCATTTAACCATTCGATGTATTCACGAAAGGGGACTTTTATGTCCAAGTACAATGGCGCAACTGTATCGGTTGCGCGTGGTTCTGGTGTAATCCAAAACACCAATGTGGCAGTTCGCACTGCCGAGGGTGGTATCGGTTTCGTCCGTACCCCAAAGTCCGAGTTGTTCCTTGCAGGCGTTAGCTCGCTTGTTGAAGACAACTTCTATGAGAAGGCAGCTACGACTGCTTCTCGCATCCGTGGTCTCGTAAAGACCGTCGCTGTTGAAGATGCCAAGTGGATTCAGGACTTCGTGTTCTGGCTTCGCCACACCGCAAACATGCGTTCGGTTTCTCTTTCCGTCGCTCTTGATGCTGCAAAGGTCTTGAATGATGCAAAGATCACTGGTGGACGTGCAATCGTTGCGGCTGCAATGGATCGTGCCGATGAGCCTGCTGAGGCAGTTGCTTACTGGCACGCCAACTATGGTCGTCGCATTCCTCAGTCCGTAAAGCGTGGTATCGCTGATGCTGCACAGAACCTTTACACTGAGCGTTCTCTCGTCAAGTATGACTCTGACAGCAAGGCTGTTCGTTTCGCTGACGTTATCCAGTTGACCCACCCACTACCAAAGACTGCAATCCAGTCTGTTTTGTTCAAGCACGCACTTGATCGTCGTTACAACGCTAAGGTTGCTGTCCCTGAGGCTTTGAAGTTCGTTAAGTCGAACTCTGAGTTCAAGACTGCTGACCTTGACCTTGACAACATCAAGGGTGCAACTTGGGAACAGCTTTCGAGCAAGACCAAGATGGACGCGGCAGCATGGGAAGCAGTTATCCCAACCATGGGCTACATGGCTTTGCTCAAGAACCTCCGCAACTTTGTTGAGGCTGGTGTGGACCGTAAGGTTCTCAACGCAGTCGCAGCTAAGATTGCTGATCCTCTTGAGGTAGCAAAGTCCAAGCAACTTCCATTCCGCTTCTGGTCTGCGTATAACGCAATCGGCGGCAACAACGTTTTCAAGCTTGCTATTGATGACGCATTGAACGCTAGCGCAAGCAACGTTCCTGCTCTCAAGGGTAAGACCTTGATCCTCGTTGACGTGTCTGGTTCCATGGGAGCTAAGTTGTCCGCTCAGTCTGAGGTTTCTCGCTACGATGCTGCGGCATTGTTTGCTGGTGTCCTCGCTTCTCGCGCCAACGATGCAACTTTGGTCTGGTTCGACGGTAGCTCGGGACAAGTTAACTTTGACAAGAAGGCTTCGGCCCTCGAAATCAAGAAGGCTATTCCGAACTGCGGTGGATGGACCTCGCTTGACGCTGCTGTCGCTCGTTGGTACAAGGCTGGTTTCGACCGTGTCGTTGTATTGACTGACGAACAGCACAATGGTGGACGAGTGTTCGCACCTGTCCCAAGCAATGTGCCCGTATTTGTTTGGAACTTGGGTGGATACGCTGCGGCGGCATCCAACCAGTCCAATGTGTACACTCAGGGTGGTTTGAGCGATGCAAGCTTCGGCTACATCGATTTGATCACTGCGGGTGTCACTGAAAAGTGGCCTTGGCTCAAGTGATTGTAGGGGAGGGGACTTCGGTTCCCTCCCTTCACATCCTCACTAAAGTTGACACAGGCGCACGAACAGCGCATTGCATAATCTGCGGGCACACAAAGATTAGGCTTCGTTCAGATAACAAGAGATGGCGTTGCACAACATCAGAGAAAGCTGCACGGTATGGACTCAAGGCAGGAGAGTTCAATGAACTCATTGAGAGCCAGAACAATCGCTGTGCTATTTGCAATCGCAAGATGTGGTCACCGCACATCGACCACAATCATTCCACCGGAGCAGTCAGAGGATTGCTCTGCTCAAATTGCAACACAGGTATTGGACTACTTGGTGATTCACCAGAACGCCTCTTGAGTGCAATCCTGTATCTTGATCCAGAATGGAAAGACGAGACATGATTTACGGACTTAACGGAACAATTCATCAAACAGAACAGCTTGACGTAGAGGTCTATAAGGGTAAGGTAGTCGCGGTATGGTTCAGATGTGCCATGCTCCCTTTTGAGCAATTCAACGTGGATAAGGACAGGGCACAAGAGATGGCAACTGCTGAACTTAATCCTATGGTTGGTGTGATCTTCAAGGACAGCTTGACACGTCTTGACTGACGTGCTAGGCTCTAGCCAACATCAACGAGAGGTAATCATGGAAATCGAACCGAATCCCGGCATCCCCTACGCTTTTGACCGCAGGGACTTTGAGGTAATTGACCCGCTTTCCCTCGCAGACCGCTGTGATGCTGGCCCTTGTGGAGCACAGGCTTTCATCCGTGCATCTTTCATGGAGGGTGACCTGTTCTTCTGCCAGCACCACTACACCAAGTACTACACTGCCATCAACGCACAGGCAATTTGGGTGCATGAGCAGCTTGAGGATTTGCTGGTCGCACGCTGATGGGACACACGTTCAACGCCAACATCTGGTGTGAAGAGTGCTTTATTAGCGGGCACGGACAAGTCCACCTGATGATTGGCTTAACAGTCAATGGAGAAGGCCCAGCAGATGGTGATGACTTCCATCACTTCGCTTGCTGGTGCTGTGATCCGTACTGCGGCAAATGGCGCGGTACATGGAATGATCGAGCAATGTCAGAGATGACCCAACCAATGAAGGATGCTTACTATGGAACTCAAGGCTAACAACAAGGGCACCAAGTTGACAATCACCAAAAATGGTGCTACGATTGTGCTCAAGAAGAAGGAAATCCTCGTGCTTGTGGTTGCTTGCATCGACTGGTTCGGTTGGGGCTGGCTCAAGGACAAGCTGGAAGATTACCTCATCTACGTGAACGCTTGACAAAGAGTAGCTGACATGCTACGCTGGATACACCACGACAAACAAGGACACATAATGGACATTCAATACCCCGACATTCACGTCAAGCTCGTTGGGCATGACGGAAACGCCTTCGCCATCATGGGCAAGGTCTCAGAAGCTCTTCGCAAGAACGGTGTTCCCAAGGAAGAGATTGACGCTTACCTCAAGGAATCCATGAGCGATGACTACGATCATCTGTTGCGCACAGCAGTACGTTGGGTTGACGTGTCGTAGCAAGTGTGCTACAATTAGACTTACAAATAAATAGAGACAACGCATAGCTGATGCGCTAGGAGTGAGTTACTTCCCATTCAAAGGAAATCAGATTGTTCGATTCAATCACCCGGCACAATTCATGCCGGGTCGCCGTGGAGGCGATTTAAAAAACACTTAGTCCGCTTTTTACCCAGCTATGTTTATGCGAGTGAGATGTTATGGCTGCATCCCTGCCTTCCAAGCAGGTCGTCGGAGTTCGATCCTCCGTACTCGCACGCAGTTCGATGCGCTAGGGTTGAGTTACTTCCAAATGATAATGGGTATCAAAAAGGTCAGGGAGAACCTGATCAAACAAAAACAACTTAGTCCGCCTATTTCACGAACTGATTAACGCTCGTTAGTATATGGGTAAAACGTCACCCTGTCACGGTGATAAAACGGGTTCGAGTCCCGTACGAGTGGCGCAATTAAACTCAATATCGAAAGGGTAGAACAATGGATGTAATTGTTTACAACTTCGGTAGAGGGGAAATTACCAATCGTGTTAGTGTGAGACACGCCATTGAAATGATTTGTCGCGGTGTGGCTAAGGCCATTGAAATCGTGGAAAATGAATTCTATGGTCCTTTCCCACTACCGTTGGCACTAGAATTGACGAAGTACAGGTTCCCTCACTGGCTTTACCAGAAGGAACCTAAGTTCAGTCGCAAGAATGTACTCAAGCGAGACAACTACGTTTGTGCATACTGTGAGGGAGAGGCCGACACGTTCGACCACATTCACCCACAGTCGCAAGGTGGTCAGTCTGAATGGCTTAACGGTGTAGCTGCATGTTTCTCCTGTAATCAGAAGAAGCGTAACAGGACGCCAAAGCAAGCCGGTATGGAATTGAAGTACCAGCCATACCGTCCATTGCTTGTGGACATTACATAACAAAATCAGGTGTGAGATGTGGGAGTAGAGACCCAGCGACTCAGAGTAGCCGTCGTCTAAGATGTAAGACACACACCATATGGGCTAGTGGCAGAGTAGGACAATGCGCTAGATTGAAGTCCTAGAGATTTGGGTTCGATTCCCAACTAGCCCACGGTGACTAAAGGCAATTGGTGAGCCGCCTGTCTGTGGAACAGGTGTAGGGGGTTCGATTCTCCCTAGTCACACGGTACCAAATTGGTATACCACGATGATTGGAGTATTATGGGCGGCGTTATTTATGCAGAGCCGGTTTTGTCTCTGGAAGAGACCGAGACCGTAGAAGTCCCCGAGGCCGAAGAGGCTGAGGAAGCTCCCGTAGCGGAGTGATGACGACACTGGGATGGCTCCCGCCTACCCCAGTGCTGTAGTGAAAACCGCAAGATAAATGTTGCAACTGAGCGGTTATATCAGGGACAATAGCACAAAGTCCTGATGGAGGATGGTAGTTCAAGTTAGAACACTGAGCATTCGCTTCCTAGCGGCAAGGACCGACTAGTTGGCTACCTCAGAGATGCAGGGATCGGTACCTGCTCATTCACGAACTGACAAACGGTTGGGTTCGATCCCCACCCGTCTTGCGAAAGCAGGACGTAGTTTACAGGGAAAACAGTCGGTATTAAACAAGGCTACGAATATGGTATAGTGTTCGTATGACAAAAGTGTGTTCAGTGTGTAAGACAGAGAAGCCAGTTGATGACTTCCATAAGAAGGGCAAGTACCTATACTCCAAGTGCAAGGTGTGTTGGAGAGAGTACTCTAAGGACCATTACGCACAGAACACACAGTATTACAAAGATAAGGCCAAGAGAAACCGTAAGCCAATCTGGGAACAGCACGGACTAACACTTGAGGCTTACACAAAGATCGCAGCCAAGTCGAATGGTCTATGTTCTATTTGTGGAGACGGGGCAACGGTGATCGATCATGACCACAATTGTTGCTCAGGTCCAAAATCGTGTGGTAAGTGTGTTAGAGGATTGCTTTGCGGTCACTGTAATTCGATGATTGGTTTCGCTAAAGACAGTTCTGATACACTTATCAAAGCGGCAGCATATGTCGCTATGGTCTCACCTAGGGATTAGGCACGGAGTCTACGAAACTCTGATGGACGGCTCGACTCCGTCTGGGACTGCTCATTTCAAAAATTTGGGGGAACCATGGCTAAGACTGCTCTCGTCATCGTAGATGTGCAGAATGACTTCTGTGAGGGCGGTGCTCTGGCTGTCCAAGGTGGACTTACAGTAGCTAACAGGATCGCTAAGTATCTTGTTAACTCTGACACCTATGACGTGTTCGGCATCACGAAGGACTGGCACATCGATCCCGGTGAGCATTGGTCTGACAAGCCTGACTACGTGCATAGTTGGCCCGTACACTGCAAGGCAGACACTCCCGGTGCAAGACTTAACATGGCACTGGTTGCGAGCTTCTTCGTGAAGTACATTGACAAGCTGGCAGACATGCTGTACCAAGTGGCTGTGTTCAACAAGGGTCACTACTCTGCAAGCTACAGTGGTGTAGAGGGAGTTGACGGGTACGGTATCGGTCTGGTAACATGGTTGAAAGAGCATAATGTAGAGGATGTTCACGTAGTTGGACTAGCGTTCGACTACTGCGTCATCGCAACGGCAGTTGATCTTGCTAACCTAGGCTTCAATGTCAAGGTTCTCAAGCACTACACTGCCAGTGTTGATCCAGCTAACGATGCTGAAACGATCTGTCAGCTTCACGGTGTTGGAGTTGACGTAGTCCTCTAAGTAGTGTATACTAGATGTTGTTGGTGGGACAAGGCAGGCAAGAAAGCCCAAGCATCCTACCAGCTTATGCTTCCGTAGCTCAGTTGGCAGAGCAGGACACTCTTAATGTTCGGGTCAAGGGTTCGAGTCCCTTTGGGAGTACGCTGATGGCAGTCAGACGGGTAATGCCTTTCCTCCGTACTTAAGGGTGCGGTAAGCACGAACTTCCTGCCAGTTGTTCATGCAAAATAAGGCAAACAAAGAGTTGATCGGCACGTCGCTTTGTGCTTAATCGTCGTCATCCATAAACCAGTTAAATGATGCCCAAGCAGGCAACGGCTGGGGAACAGGGTTGGATAGCAACCGTAAAATAATGGGGATACGATCAACTCACTTGGGTCTATAGTATAACGGTAGAACAGCGGACTCTTACTCCGTGGATCAGGGTTCGATTCCCTGTGGACCCACTACCCGAAGGAAACACGGCAGTTGTGATGTACTGGGCTAACCGTGGGTGCGTGACGACTCATAATTGTCAGGCTTGGGCAGGCATACGAAACATCACTGGGGGATTATCGGACAATGCTCTGGGTCGCTCCCAGTCGGTAGCATAATATAGGCTAGCTAGAAAAGCTTAAGACGAGCACAGTGGGTTCAACTCCCACATCCCTTTCTACGACAAGGAACACAATGGTTATTGATGCAGTCACAGCAACAGGCGCAATTTACAGGATTGATCGTGAGAACAGCTTCTGGGTAAAGATGCGCAATGGATACCCCGAGTCCCAGACCAATCGTATCTGGGCATTGAAGATCAGCACAGACAAGCTTGAAAGTCTTGTATGGCCGTGGGCATTCCCTGATGGTTGGGAAGACGCACCACTGCCGGTAGTCGGTAGGCACCTTTTCATCAGCGGTAAAGATGAATGGTATGCTAGTACCAAGATCGTTGAAATCATCGAAGACGTTGACTGGCCGGGTTCGCACGGCTTCCTTAATGTCTAAGTCTTGAGGGCGTCACCCTCAAAGGTAACCCAACACCACATATTGGGTATGTTGTTTCAGGCTCAGAAAAAGTCTGGATATTTTGCGGATAAGAAAGAATCTGCCGGGTGATTGCCGATCAATCAAAGACCTACTGCATGGGTCAAGAGATATGCAGAGTCAACGGTGTGACAAGCCGTGACCATGCGCCCGTAGCTCAGAGGAAGAGCAACTGACTTTTAATCAGTGGGTCGAGATATCGTAATTCTCTGGGCGCACCCATTGCCCTAGCCTACAAGTTACGAAGCAAGATAGTGTTGCTAACGTCTTCTAGTAGTACACAATAGGGCTGTTGTGAGCGAGACATAAGCAACTCGACGCCACGTTCAGTGGGTGCCCTCGGTAAGCACTCCAATGGTCCACTTGACAGCCTACCTGAAACATGGTAGGCTCTTGCTATATCCAAACACGAACAAGGAGTAGACATGAACACGCTTACCATTGACCGCAACGACTTGGGCGACTTTGTTGCCTACGATGGTTGCCACAAGTTCTACGTGCTCGCTGACCACGCTGAGTATGATGAGGTCAAGAGCTACGGCTACACGATCTATCACATCGCTCAGCTTCCCGCACTGTGGGAGACTGCCTGCTTCCTCCGGTTCATCAACCCTTGGGACTTGAAGACCGACATCGTTCCTCAGGATCGTGAGTGCGATACCCTTGTCTTCACCAACTTCGGCAAGGCTGACATTGTCTACCACGGAGAGGATGCGTAATGAACGTGGATGCACAACTGGACGTAAAGACCTTCACTGTTGCTCAATTGATTATGGCTCTGGGAACATTCCCACTGACTGCCATTGTCGGTATTGACTACGACACTGAGACCCTGACGCTCAACTGGGATGCTCTGGAAGTATCTCAGGAACTCGCTAACCCAGATGACCTCCGATGAAGATTGGTGACCGCGTAGTTGTCCGTAACGTCACCCTTGCAAGGGGTAGGGGAGACTTCCATGCCGTGTTGGTCGAGTACGATCACGAATTCGACACTTGGGAAATCAGGGACGACTTCCACAATACCCGCTACTACCCCGCACACATGTTGGAGCTAGAATGAGAATCGGAATTGACCTAGGTAATGTCCTCATTGGTGGGGACACCGAATGGTTTGGCTCTGACTTCCTCAATGCTCCTATCGTTACGGGTGGATATGAGGCGGTAGTCAGGTTGTATAACCTCGGCCATGAGCTATTCATTGTCTCCAAGGCTTACCCCCGTAATCAGATCAAGTCTAAGGACTGGCTGTACGCTAATGGATTCAATATGTGGATCAGTGACAGGAACAAGTTCTTTGTCTTGCACAGAGAAGACAAGACTGTCGTGTGCGACAACTTGAAGCTGGACTTGATGATTGACGACAGAAGTGATATCATCGACCACATCAACACATACTCCAAGGATACGAAGGGTTACCTCTTCGAGACTTGGGATGAATTTTGGAGGAAGTATGATCAGTTATGACGAACTATGCGACCGCTGTGGATACCCCAACGGTTTGCACAAGACAATTAAGCTTGGCTGGGAACAGGCAAGTGTTGATGGAACCAAGAAGGAACATGTGAGTTTTTGGCAAGCGGGTCTTTGTCCAGACAGCCACAACATGCAACAGCCTAGCTGGGACATGTATCTCTTCCAGTACAAGGTCAACGGTAAGCTTACGTTCCCGTACGAGGACATTGCGTCCCGCAAGATGCGTGAGTCCAGAGCTAAGAGAAAGGCAGCCAATGAAGCTCCCTGATGTTGGGACGGTAGCAATTAGTGTCATCCCCAGTAGGATGCAGACCGTCAAAATCCATATGGCTTTGTTCGAAGCCAAGAAAGCAGTGCTGGCCCAGAAGTACAATGACTGGCGCAGAGAAGCCTTCAACTTAGATAGGGTTCCAGAGGCACAGATTTACACCATTGTTGACAACCAGTGGTTCCTGTTGTACGATATCAAAGCTGGCACAATGGTCAGCGAACTACCATGGAAGAAGGATAAGTGAACGTTACAGTTGCAGTTGAGGAAGTCCACATCGGAGACGAAATCTCGATGGGTGGACCGCGTAAGACCGTCAAGTGGAAGTCAGAGCGTGATGGCGAAGTCAAGTTCGGCTTCGGAGCTTACCTCGTTGGTGACTCCATGACTTATGAGCGTGGCACTCTCGTTGACATCAAGGTAGGTGAAGACGCCAACAAGGCTTACATGACCTACGACGGAACTTCAATGAAGATGATGAGCGTTCTTCTCAAGGATGACGCATGGGTGTAGACTACTCCGCTAATGGCGGGTATGGAATCTTCCTGACCTCAGAGCAGGTAATGGAGATTGCCGAGAATCATAAGGACAAGATCATCCTTCCTGAGAACACCTACTACGACTCTGTAGATGAGCTTCTGGAAGATGGCGCATACGAGGTTATGGAATACCTGTTGAAGGAAACCAATCTCAGTTATGTCGCTGTTGGATCAGAGCCTTACGGTGGTGAGGGTGGTTTCATTGTCGGCAAGTGCTGGTCTGCTGACTGGAATGAGGTTGCACAGAAGATCACCTTGCCAGATATGGCAGATGCCGAAGACGACATTAAGCAATTCATGATCAAGTTTGACCTTGCGGCAGAAATTGCCATTTGGTCAGGCGTGTACATGCACTAGGAGAAACAATGAAAGATGATGTAGCAACACTTCTGGAACCCATTGGTCTTGATGACGATGAGGGTACCATCCATTACGGTGAGGCTGTCCTAGCTTCAATGATGGTTGAACCCGGTGACACGTTCACCAAGGATGAATTCATTGCTGCAAGCCAGTCGTTCTATGCTGGACTGACTTATCTCTACCCTTGGCTGGTTGCTCCGGTATGGGATAAGGGATTTGCTTCTGGCAAGAGCAGGGCAATGCGACACATGAGTGACGAGCCTGACTTGCCTCTAGCCATGTCCAACCCTTACTTGATGGAGTCCTGATGGGCGTAGATTTCGGTGTAGCTGGTGGTTGGGGCATTGTCCTGACTGAGACCAAGCTTGAGTCATTGCGTGAACGCATTGAGGAAATTCTCGGGCATGAGTTTGATGTCTGGGAATGCTATGAGCTTGCAGAGAAGTATGGTCTCGAAGCTGTAGAAGCCAGTGACCATATGAGCGGCCCTGAACAAGAGTGGCTGTTCGGATTCAACACCTTCCATGATGAGATTGATAGCATGGATACGTTTGGGTTCGGCACAACTGCCCCAACCCCATCTGTAGATAAGCAGATCAAGCTTGATAGATTCTTGATGGACCTTGGTCTTGGCCTCAACTACAAGCCTCAGTATCATCTAGGGTTCTGGGTTTCCTGATATACTGTAATTGGTCCGTGCTTCGGATAAGCATTAGTGCCTTCTAACCACAAAGCAATGGGTTCGACTCCCATACGGACTGCGGTGAGTGATAAGCGTGGGATGAGCCAATCGCAAAAGGCCCGCCACTCCTAGTCTGAATTCGGTCCCGTCACTCAGACTCTAATGAATAAGACGGGTATGTCCTGTGCAACGGATTTGCCAGAAGGTTTCCTAAACCATCTTGCTGGGTTCGACCCCCAGACGGGATGCCATTTGACAGCGGTAGCCAGACATGGTATTCTAAGGCCATGAGATGCTACTACTGCGTAAGACAAGACGTGCCCTGTGTGTTTGAGCACAGCATGGTCTACGAAGCTTACATGTCTCTTGGTTCCACCCGCAGCACACACTTCTTCTTTTCAATGGAAGACATGGTGGACTTTGTGGGGGAACAGGATGACCTTGCAATGTTCAGGCTCTTTGAGCGAAACCTAGAATCAGGAGAGGTAATTGAGTTCACGTAGCATATGCTACAATTAGTACAGCTTCTTCGGAAGCACGATGGCGCATAGCAAAGCGGTAATGCATCCGGCTCTGACCCGGTAATTCGGGGGTTCGAATCCCTCTGTGCCTGCTGAGGTATAACATAATGGTAATGTAGGAGGTTTTGGCCCTCCGTATTGGGGTTCGATTCCCTATACCTTAACGCATGGAGAGTTAACGATGAAGGTTCATCGGCCTTGCTGCTAACAAGTGCGCTGTCTCACACCAGTGGGTTTCGATTACTCAACTCTCCGCTTTGGTTAATGGTCTGCTTACGAGCAGGCCATAGCCTATTTAGGGAGGAACTATGCAAACAACCTTTACATTCTTGGGCGGTATCGTCACAGGGATCATGGCTACACTTACGTATTTCTATGTAAGGGGCGCAAGGGCAATGCGCAGGGACTCCTTAATGCCAGAGCAAGGCGCTAACGTTGTGTTCAACAGCGATGGCTTTGCCTACTGGCGTAATGAGAATGGTTTCTTTAAGGCACCAATTGTTGGCACAGACACAGTCAATTTCAAGGGTATCAAAGTAGTGGACCCGATGACTGAGCCAACAGAAGACCTACATATGCTTCTTGAAATCATGTCTCGTCTTGAATGACGCATCGCGTCATCTGAACGAAAGGAACGACGATGAATGTAATCGTCCAAGGCACAAAGGATTTCAAGGATTACTCCATTTTCCTCAGGGCAATGAGTGTAGCCATGTCCGGTCTCAAGGAAGATGAGTTCAACATTTACACCGTTGGTCCCGCGACAATCAACAACTACACCGCTGAGTTCTCGAACAAGATTGAATCGTCCATGCGTGCCAGAGGCAAGCGTGTGAAGTTCTATCGTGTCCCAGTCCAGACGGTAGAAGAGTCCCTAGATAAGTTTGCTTACTTTGCGTTCTTCGCAACGCCCGGTGAGAAGCTAAGCCCGCTGTACTATGCTGCACAGGCTACCGATATGGAAACGGCGGTGTTCAGATTCTAAAGAAGAAGGACGTATACTTCCTTGGGATGGCTCGCACCATAGCTGAGTCCTCCCGTGAGCGTAAGCGCCACGGAGCCGTTGTAGTGAAGAATGGTAACATCGTGGGCATCGGATTCAACAAGTACCGCAACAACCCTGACCAAGTGTCCCCCGAACACATCAAAACCGACTGTAGCTATCATGCTGAATTCTTGGCACTGCGTCAGGCAGGGGAGAAGTGCAAGGGGGCTACGCTTTATGTCGCCAGACTAAATAGCGATGGACTTGACAGATACAGCGAACCGTGCAATAATTGTAAGCAAGTGATCAACACGGCCCAAATCAAGAGAGTCGTGTACACCGAGACAGGAGAATACGATGTTGGTTAATACATTGGATAAAATGGAGAAGATCGTCCGCCGCCAGAAGAATTTGGTCTGGGATGGCTATGATGTACTCATTCTCGTCCGTCACCCGAACCCCGTGGTGTATAAGGACGCGAGATTTATCAACGGCAAGTGGTTCCGTACGAACCGCATTGCGTTGACAAGGCAAGGCTGGGAACTCCCGAATGTCCACAGGAAGGCATAGGTGGCAGGAGGAAGGTAGTTGCGACGGTCTGCCTTTCGATCTGTTCTTCGAAAGATACGAAGAAGATGAGAATATCAGACCGCTCGTAGATGCTGTGTGTATGCAATGTCCTGTCCAACGTACTTGCTTCGGTAACGGATTCGTTGTCGATGAGAACGGGAACAAGACATGGGGCGTATGGGGTGGAGTTTACTTCACCGATGGGGAAATTGACCCTCTACTTAATGTCCATAAGGATTGGAATGCCGTCTACGAATCGATGACAAACGATGTATAGTAGGCAAGCACAGATGGCGGTGCATAGCATCGCTGTTCCCGTTGAGGGATTCAAGTGGCAATTGGTGAATTACGATAGCTTTCTGACTATCGAGTTCTACTACTCGCAGTGGAAGACCTACACAGAGGCAGAGCAACAGCGTCTGCTTAATTACTTGGACAAAGTCAAGCGAACTCTCGAAGCCTATGGTAACAGGGTGGCACTTGACCCTATCATGGACGTGAAAAATGTATCGCTATAAGAGACTTGACAAGTTCCTCACCCATGCTGTATGGTTGATCCGTGTTGATGAGCACGACGGCTTCGTTACAGAGCATTTGATGAATTTTAATGTGTTCGTAACAAAGCGTAGTGCCGACAACTGGCTATACAAACAGGTATTCAAGATCAGCGACGTGAGGAGTCTCAATGAGTGTAAGCAAGATTGATCAGCTTCGAAAGATGCAGGACATGTTTCAAACGGCAGTCAGGACTGACGACGATTCTGTCGCCACGTTCTATGACGTGTCGTACCTTTCCCTAGCAATCTTGGAACTAGCTGACAACCTCAGCAACATTCGCTTTCCAACATGTGACTGCGGGCGTGAACGATGAAACTCTTTGTCCCACTAGCACTGCTAGTGCTACTGCTTATCAGCCTAGGCTGGGGAATCTATTACTGGATCAAGATGATTCAGCATGACCATGCGGTTGCCAAGGCGGCAGCTAAGGAAAAGGAAGAATGGGAGAACTACCGATGAACGAATACGTTGGTTGGATCGTTGGCTATTTCATCGTTCTCTGCATTTGGATTGGATGGAATGCTGATGAGCTAGGTACATGGCCCCGAGCCTCCCAAGAGGAACGCAGGCACACCCTGAGGCTTCTCTGGTTGTCTCCTGTATGGCCCGTCTACACAGCCATTCTCTTTATCTTCAAGGGCATTCCATGGATCGTCAAGGAACTCAGTGAGGCTCTGCCAGAAACTGGCAAGAGAATCAGGAAGGGTTTCGCTGATGCTTGGCTCCCCGTGAAGGAAGAGGTTGACATCACTGATGAAACTAAGTACGAACGAAGTGAGGAAACAAACTTCGAGGCAACACCCCGACTTGACATCGAGTTCGGACGCTGGTAAAGTTCTACCCGTAACGCCAACAAGGCGAAAACAACCACGAAAGGGTTAACATGGTTTGGTTTGTAATTGCGATCATCTTGCTTCTGATCGCTGCCGCAGGATTCATCCTCGGCCCCATTATGGATGAGAAGGGGATCGGATTCACCGTTGGTGGAATCGCTCTTGCAGTCGCAGGACTCTTCTTCTTCTTCGCATCGTTCTACCAGAACAGCATCGGTGAGGCTCAGGTTGTTGTCAACAGCGTTGACCGAACTGTCGTTCGCACCATTACGCAGCCCAGTGCAGGCTTCAAGGCTCCTTGGGAAGACTTCGTCACCTTCGACATGTTCTCTCAGGATGTCACCTATGCTGGTCCTCCCGGCAAGGCTCCCGAGTATGCCAAGGGTTCTGTGAACGGCGCTGAGGTCACCGTATCTGTCGGCGGTATCAATGGTGGCTCTACGCAGGGTGATGTGGACATGCAGGTTGTCTACAACATCAACCCTGACAAGATCAAGGACATCTACGATCAGTACAAGACTCAGGAGCGCTTCACGCAGATGATCGTGGAGAAGCAGGTTCTGAACTTGACTCGTCAGGTTCCTTCGCAGTACACCGCAGTTGAGTTCCGTGGCACCAAGCGTGCAGAGGCAGTCCAGAAGATTCAGGATGGTCTGAACGGTGCTCTCGGTGGCATGGGAGTTGAAATCACTTCTGTAACCATTCAGGATGTTCGCTACTCCCAGCCTGTTGAGGATGCTCTCCGAGCAGTTGAGGTTGCCAACCAGAACAAGCAGGCGGCAGCAGCAGACGCACAGTCCCGAGTCATCAAGGCTCAGGGTGAAGCTGACGCGGCAGTTGCTACTGCTAAGGGTGAGGCAGAGTCCAACCGTTTGCTGAACGACTCTCTGACTGACAAGGTGTTGCAGTCTCGCTACATCGATGCGATTAACAAGGCAGGAACTGTCATCGTCTCTGACGGTAAGGCTCCGGTCATCGTCTCCAAGTGAGCGACTAGCTTAGGGCAGGACTTGACAAGAGTCCTGCTCTTTGCTATGCTCTTACTAACAACACGACGAAAGGTACGACAATGGGAACCAGAGGATTTTGGGGATTCGTAGTTGATGGACAGGACAAGTTCACCTACAATCACTTCGACAGCTATCCTGAGGGATTGGGTTCGGACCTGATGAAGGCATTCAGGAAGACGGACCTTAATACACTCAAGGACCGCGTCCGTGCAATCGTCATGGTTGGTGAGGATGCCAAGCCAACAGACGCTGAGCAGGCAACATATGGTGAGTTCTGGCATGATGTGAGCACCGGCAAGGACTGGTACTCGCTGCTCCGTGACTTGCAGGGTGACTTCGAGCGGCAGCTTGAAGCTGGTGTCATGGTTGAGACCGTTGGTTTCCAAGAGTACGGCTACGTCTTCGACCTTGACAAGAATGTCCTCAGGTTGTACGACGACGAGAAGGTTGTCGGAGAGGTTGATCTTGACGACATTCTTAATGATCCGGCTTACTTCATCGATCTGGGTAGCTACTACAATGAGTGATGAACTCCCGATCCATTTCTTCCGTGGAAATTCACCGGCAGGCCGAGGAGAGGTTTACATCCCCAGTGCTTGGTACCTCAACGGCAAATTGGTGGGTACGGATATGTCTCAGGACATCTTTATGCGTAACTTCATGCGAGTCCACTTCGACCACAATCACTGGGATGGCGAGAAGGTCATGGAAACCATGGACGATGTTAAGTCTAATTCTGTTGCAAAGCAGAAGGCCATGCTCGAAACCATGATTGCCAGAAATCAGGCTGATATCGACCGGTACAAAGAGGAACTTGACAGCCTCTCCTAAAGCTGCTACGCTTACTCTGTAAACAACCACGAACAAAGGAAAACACAATGGATTTCGAAATTGGTCAGAAGGTCACCGTTCCGGCTGGAACTGCTCTGAACGGCAGCTACTACGACAAGCAGGGTGTTGAGGCAGTTGGCACCATTACTCGCTTCACCACGCACAAGATTTACGTCACCAACCTTCGCCCGAGTGGTGGATGGGCAGGATCGTACTGGGTTGCCAAGAGTGACATCACTGTCACCGACCCCAACGCTCCCCGCGCTCGCAAGTATGGTGAGACTCCTGAGGGCATGATCGCCATTGACGATCCTCGTATCGACTGGATTTGGCTGGACGTTGCCAAGTACGCAACCGCACAGGGCTACTGCACCACCTTTGACACCATGGCATCTGCTCTTGGTATCCCCGGTCGTGAGCGCAACTTCAAGGTTGTCACCAAGATCAACGGTCTCAACGCCACGATCAATATGAAGGCCCGTTCCAAGGATGAGGCTGAGAAGAAGGTTGCAGAACAGATCGCTTCTGCCATCGACATCAAGGCATCGGAAGACTGATCATGGATATCTTCCTGTGGTATGTGGCAATTGGATTCGTTAGTCTGATTGTCACTACCGTATGGGTCAAGACTGACAGCAGGATTGACGATTACTTCCCCACGTCAATCGCTCAGGTTCTGTCGTTCTCCTTCTGGTGGATTGTCATTCCAGTTGAAATCATTGCTCTTCTTGTATGGTTCGTCAATAGGCTCGTTGATAGGGTCATTGGTGCAATCGAGAAGGTCAAGGCTGATAAGAAGGCGGCAGCAGATGCTATCGCCAAGGAAGCTGCAAGGGTAGCCAAGGAAGCATTCAATAAGGACGAGAAGAACTTCTCTCGCTCTGAGGAAACAAACTTCACTACGAAGCCACGGATCAAGGACTACGGGTCTGGATACAGGATCGCACGATGACAGCACACAAGCTCTTCTACATGGCAGGAGCAGGAGCAATCATTGCGGTTGCTCTGCTCGTTGCAACAATTGCTTCGGCAATCGGATTTGGTGGCGCTGTTGGTTGGCCCATGTTTGTCTTCTTCCTCATCATGGCAGTTGCCTCTGGACTTACCGCTCTCTTTGCGGCATATACTGAGGACAATGAGTGAAGGTCTCACGCAAGCTCGAAGCTGAGTGTGCTCGCTGGACAGGTCACAACAACATTGAATTCATCAATTGGCTTAAAGCGTCTGGCCTTGATTGGCAGTATGACTCAGCCAATAATGAGTTCTGGTTGAGTGACTGGGATGACAGTGAGTACACCGTGAAGGTATGCATGGGAAACTATGTGGTTACCTACTTCCATGGTGAACTTGACAGGCACGTCATCGTTGTGTACTCTAGTCTCACAAGGTTGGAACGAGACGGATGGAGTTGTAACGAATGACAGACTTTGAACAGCCGTCAGTCAGGCCCAATCCGACCATTGAGGTCTACGTCAAGTGGAAAGATGCCACCACGTATGCTGAGAGCACCCAGAGATTTCAGGGGTACAACGTACGGGGTGGAACCGACTACACAAGACTCTTCACCACCCCGAGTGAAGCCCGTGACGAGTATGTCACGATCAACGACCGAGCAGTAAAGTACATTGAAGTAAGAAAGCTAGGAGGGAACCTTAGATGAAGATTGCACTGGTAGGAGACGTACATGGTGGAACCACCGACGCTCTGACAGCTATTTACCATGCCGCTGACATGGGCGCTGAGCGCATCATCTTCCTAGGTGACTTCGGCTACAACTTCACAGACAGCTTCGTGTATGAACTCACGATTGCTGGTGCTGCATGTGGTCTGATCATCGAATGGATCGATGGCAACCATGAGAACTTCGACAAACTACAGAGCCTTGGCTTTGATTTGGGTCCGCAGTTCAAGTACCATCCTCGCGGTTCCACTGAGGAAATCGACGGAGTTAAGTTCATGTTTGTTGGTGGAGCTACTTCGGTTGATCGCCAGTATCGTGATATTGGTAGGTCTTGGTGGCCTCAGGAAGCACTCACTTTTGGTGAGATTGCTAGCGCATTTGACAAGGCACCGGGTACTAGTGTTATGCTTATGCATGACGCACCTTATCTACCTCCCATGATGGATGACTCCAAGTCTTCCTTCCCAAGGGTTGATCTGGCTATCAGTGCAGCACACAGGACGCTCATCAAGATCGTCTACAAGGAAGCTAAGCCCAAGTTCGTATTCCATGGGCACTTCCACGTTCCCTATATCGATGTTCACGCTGAGCCGTGGGGAGAAACGACCATCCAAGGTCTCAATTGCAGCGGTAACCCGCTGTCGGAATACATGACAATCATCGACACGGAGGAAATGAAATGACGTACGGAGAAAAGATGGCAGCTTGGGTTGCCACCGGAATTGCTACCATTCTGCTTAGCATGGCAGCAACCAGCATGGTTATGGGCCACATTGGTTGGCAGAACCTGAACAACGCCTGTGTCGCTCGCGGCGGAAACGTTATTAGGGTTGACTCCAATGATATCTGTGCCACAGTGGAGTACAAGGTAACACCGCGATGAACCAGACCCAGAGCACGACAGTTAGTGGTGGAGGAATTGCTGCCGTACTCTTGTCTGGACTCTTCGTCTGGCTCAAGGTTAGCGGTGTAGCTCCCTTTGCAACATGGGATTGGATTTGGGTATTCGCTCCGCTCTGGATCGGATTCGCAATCTTCCTTGCAATCGCAATCATCATCTTCCTTACCTTCATCTTTGCAACGCTGGTGTCTGACGCCATGGTGCAGGCAAAGCGTAAGAAGGCGAGAGAAGAAAACCAGAAGCTTGAGAAGGAACGTCAAGACAAGCGAGACTTCCGTTGAGCTACATTCTCTCACTAGCAGTATGGCTAGGCTTCATCACAGATGACGATGCGATGTACTGCATGGTTAGGCAGAACATCAACAGGGCTAGGCGTCGGGGTACTCTTGACAAGAGCATCCTCGACGTGCTAGACTCAGGTAACAACACAGAGTAAAGGAAAACACAATGACTTTTCAGATCATCCAGAATGACGTAAAGACTCCGCAGGAGGCGCTTGACGCCATCGAACTGCTCAAGGAATACGGCTATGACATCCCCAAGCGATCCACAGGCAAGGTTATCACCGAGCTTCATGACATCGACAAGGAACTCCTGTCGTTCTTCCGCAGGTTCATCGTTCGCGGTTGGCCTGAGTGGGAGACCGGCATCAAGGTTTCTTACCAAGACCTCGAACTGCTTGACTTCGTTGGCAAGCAGATTGCAGATGCTCGCGGTGATGAGAACCGTGATCTTCGCCATGCAATCGTGAAGAAGTATTTCGACTCCGCTACGTCCACGCAGCTTTACCGAAACATCGCAGGTTTCCGTAAGGCATTCGCACAGATGGACTACCGCGCTACCTTCACTGTACGTACCGTATAATGAAGTTCATTCTTATGGCTACCCTCGTTTTGGCGGGGGTAGCTGTAGGTGCATTGGTAGCATGTAAGGTAGCTACCACACAAGTGTCATACAACTAAAGGGGGAACAATGAGAAAGATTATCCAGTCGTTCTCCATCATGCTTGCCACGCTTGGGCTGATCATTCTCGGAATGAATGTCGCCTTTGCTGGTGGTGGTGGAGGCTCGAACACGGATTGCAAGGATAAGTGCCCACCTTGCCCTCCGACAAAGACTGTAACAGCAACAGCTACAAAGACTATTCCCGGTCCTACGCAGACGGCAACGGTTAAGATTACCGTTCCCGGCCCTACGAGCACCGTGACAAAGCCTGCTGAAACTGTCACTGCCACATCTTGGGCAACTGCTACGGCTACTGAAACCAAGACAGTTACAACTCCCGGTCCTACAACGACCATTACGGAAGTTGCTCCAACTCAGACGGTAACAGCTACTGAGACTGCTACAGCGACAGAGACGGCAACGTCTTTCGTCACTGAGACTGCTACTCTTCCTGCTGAGACTGTGACTGCTACAACTACTGCTACTGCTACAGAGACAACTACGTTGCCTGCTGTGACGGAAACAGCAACGGCAACCGAGACTGCTCTCTCGACAGCAACAGTTGAGACTACCAAGATTAAGACAATCGTTGGTGAAGGTTCTCAGCTTGCCAAGACTGGTCTTGACTGGCCGGTATGGGTATGGTGGTTGATTGCTCTAGGTCTCGTCGGTGGTACTGGCTTGGTTATCTGGTCTAAGTTCGGATACAAGCGCAAGCACTAAGATTTGACATCATGAAGTCCCTGTGGTAAGTTATAACTAACAAGCCACAGGGGCTTTGTGTTACAGGAGGAACCATGAACATCAAAACCGTCACTCCCATCGAGAACACTCTCAAGGCATTCCAGATCGACTACGACAACATGCAGGAGGTCGTTGATTTCCTGAACGACATGTTCGGTCATGCGTTCACGTTCACCATCGTTGAAGACAGCGGTATCAAGTGGATCAATCAGGCGTCCGAGTTCGACCCCTCCCTCATGACCCCGGTCTCGGGTGACTGGGCAGTCATCAACTACGGTCGTGTCTGGTTCCTCTCCAACTACGATTTCATCAACACCTACGAGGAAGTAAAATGAATCCACCTATCTATTTCACTATTGGTATGTTGCTTGGAGCCTTGGTTCCGCCCATCGGCATTCCCATCACCATCAATAAGGTGAAGAGTAACTATGACTTTGGCTGGGACATGATTGGAGTCATTGTTGGTTTCGCTTGTCTTGGTGCCGTTGTTACTGTCCTGTTCTGGCCTTTGGTTATCTTGTGTGCCATCGGTATTGGCATCTGGAAGATCGTGGAAGGAGTTCAGAATGCACAGAGTTCTCGTAACAGGAAGTCGTAACCTCGACAGAGGCTATGGACAGGGACGTGTGCTCTGGTCTGCCCTTGAGTTCGAGCTTGAATATAGTTCAATGCACGGCAACGATGGCATGACCCTAGTACATGGAGCCTGCCCAACAGGCGCAGACGCTCTGGCAGAAGATTGGTACTGGCACAAGATGGACGATTACGTCCGTGGACTCTACATTGAGCGCTACCCTGCTGATTGGTCTCTTGGTCGTAGTGCTGGTCCCAAGCGCAACAGGGTCATGGTTGACAGCAAGCCAGACATCGTGCTAGCATTCCCCTTGGGTGAGTCCAGAGGAACGAGGGGCACAATGAAGATGGCTCTTGAAGCTGGTATCCCTGTCAAGCAACTAGGAGAGTAATGTACGCAACCTTATATGCCGAACCACATTACTGTCTCGTCTGCCTTGAAGAGTCAGAGAGATACATTATGGTCCAACTTGGATCAATCAGGCATGGCTTCTCAATCTGCAAGGACATCCCATGTGTCCTTGAATTCAGAATGTGGCTACGCTCAGACGCACTAGTACTAGGGAGCATTCCATGGGAGTAACCGCAGTGGATTATGAGATTGACATTCTTAACGCACTCGACTTTGAGATTGCCCTGCCTTGTGAGTCCAAGTTCCATGAGGAGTTTGGTTTCGAGGGTGTGGCCGAATGGGTCGTTGACGTAGTATGTGAGTGTGGCATGACCACGCGCTACCTGCTCTGTCAAGAGTGCCTGAACACATTGGTCAACGCTGCTCTGGGATGTCCTCAGTGCGGTAAGGTAGACCCCGGCAGGGAATGCTTGAGGGTCATTCGACACGTCTAGGAGGAACCATGGCACTGCTACCACCGATGTTTGATAAGTCTAGTAAGGGCATCCCTACCCTGTTCACTTGGCGCAGTGTCGAACTTGACATCCCTTGCAAAGTGTGCGAGGATATGGCTACTGGTTACTTCCGAGTGAACGGTCACCCAGCACCTTGCTGCGGTAGCCAAGTATGCAAGGACAAGATCACCGCTATCAAGACTAAGAAGTAGAACGGAGGAAGACATGGACGCAGCCTACGCAGACAAGTTCTGGCAGAAGGCTGTTGTTCGTGACGGTTGTTGGGGCTGGAAAGACAAGCCATATAGCAACGGATATCCATATCTCCAAGTAGGAAGAAAGGGACCGAAGCTCAGAGCCAGCAGAGTTTCTTACTTCATTAAGCATGGCTATTGGCCTACCGTGGTCAGGCACACATGCGACAACCCAATCTGTACGAACCCAGATCACCTTCTGGACGGCACCCAACTTGACAACATCAATGATCGTAGGGTAAGGTTCAGAGCAAGGAACCAGAACATAAACAAAACACATTGCGTTCGTGGGCATGAGTTCACCGAAGAAAACACGTATGTATCCAAGAAACAGCGCCACTGTAGAAAGTGCGCGGCGCTAAGAGCAAAAGAGAGACGGGTGATCAAAATGAAGATGATGACGCAAGACGCTGTTATCTTCGATTGACATGGACGGCACTCTAGCTGATGTGTCTTCCATCCGTCACTACCTGCGTGGCATTCGGGCAACTGGAAAGCCAGACAAGAACTTCGACAAGTTCCACGAAGAGGGCGTAAACGTTCCTCCCCATGAGTGGGTGGCAGAACTTGCGAGAGACTTCCATGACCTAGGTATCGCTGTTCTCATTGTAACAGCACGGAAGCACAAGTGGCGCAATCACACCGCTTGGTTCCTTGCACTCAATAACATTCCTAGCGACGGTATGTGGATGCGCGGTAATGATGATGATCGCCCAGACTACGTGCTCAAGAAGGACATTCTTAAGCAAATCAGGGGTCACGGATACAACGTGATTCACGCCTTTGACGACAATCCCGCAGTCATTCAATTGTGGGCAGAAGAAGGCATTCCAACTACAATCGTGCCGGGATGGGAAGACTAATGTTTGGTCCGTACTGTGAAGTTACATCCAATAATGGATTCCTCTACAAGGGATACTCTGAGTCAGTGGCATTCAGTATTTACCTGCTTGCTATTGAGGGCGGTAGTGCAAGGATGACAGTTGATGGATTCCTCTGGCACACGAATGAAAAGGAAAGCTAATGGATGTATCAGTTGTAATCAAATGGTCTTGCCCTCAGGGAGATGGATTTACGACAATGGACTTGGAGTTCTTTGCCGAAGAAGCTCTTGACCTCATCCTAGAAGGATGGCACATAGATAAGGTAACCGCATATGTTGATTCTGAAAACGATAACAGGCTCTAGGCTGTACGGATTCGCACACGCTGACAGTGACTTCGATGAGTACATCGTTGACACGACAGCAAAGACTGGTCAATCTATCGTTGGCAAGTCTGACGTTGTGACGCTCCACATCTCCAACTTCGTACAACAGGTGGGTAAAGGCGTTCCGCAGGCTATGGAAGCACTTTACTCTCCTATCAAGTGGGTACATGATGACTATGCTGGTTGGTTCGCGGGTATGGAACCAGACCAAAATGAACTGATCCGCACATACAGAAGGACCATCCGTCACTTTGTATTGGCGGACACAGACAAGCACAGGCGTCATGCCATGCGCTTGACGATCAACCTTGCTGAATGGTGGAATATGGGTAGTTTCAACCCTACCCTGTATCCACAAGACATTGCAGAAATCACGGAGTACGCAAAGAGCGAAACGCTCACGGTTGCCTACATCAATGACGTGGCTCCGGTGACGATATGGGATCAATGACCCTTTGGGGCATGGTCCCTATCGTTGCTGTGCTCGTTCTAGCAGAACTATACAGGAGGTTTGGATGACCCAACAGTTCATCATTGGCGTTTCGACGCAGGTATGTGCTAACCTTATGATTCGCGCCGAATCAGCACAGGAGGCGTGGGAGAAGGCCAAAGCATGGCAGTTGACGGAACAAGAGAACGAGAGCGTTTATCTTGACGAAGACCGTTTCATCGAAGACATGTGGAAGCTGGACAGCATCGAACCAATTGGAGATTAAATGAAGAAGCTTGTAATGTTCACAAGCCCCACATGTGCGCCATGCAAGATGGTCAAGCCAACGCTGGACAGGTTGGTCGAAGAGCGCGGGTATAGCGTTCAGTCAGTCGATATCTTTAAATTCCCCGACGTAGCAGATGGTTTTAGTGTCATGAGTACACCTACCTTCATTATGTTCGATGAGATGGGAACTGAAATGCGCAGGGTAGTCGGAGCAATGACACGTCCCAACCTGATCAAGTTGTACGAAGGTGCATGAGTGCCCAAGTATGATTACAAGTGCCTACAGTGCAAATCCTACACGGAGTTGACACACGGCTTCCATGATGCTAGCATGAAGACATGCCCAAAGTGTGGCGGCGGCATGAAGAAGGTCTTCACTCCCACCCCCACACACTTCAAGGGTAACGGATTCTACAAGACCGACAAATAGGAGCTAGCATGGCAACCACGACAACCATCGTCACCATCTGTGACCACTGCAAGGTGGACAGGGCCATTGTTGATTTCAACTACGGTGACATCAATGCCACTCTCAAGGTGAAGACCAGCGTGCCTTACGGGTACATGGGTGAAGGATTCGTTGACAAGATTTGGCTGTGCCCGACTTGCACCGAACAGTTCCTTGCTTGGTTGTACAACCGATGAGGAAGCCAAGCATTCAGAAGCGTGACGGATGGTGGTTCCTCAACATCCCAGCGATCAACTACAGTGGCGGCTGGTACGACTGGGTTAGCTGCATGATTGGCCTTAAGTTGTACTATGAGAACTCAGATACCCTCGGAAAGTACAGCGGCAACCTTAACATTCTGATCAACAAATGGATGGACGCTCACCGCTACGATGGTTACTACCAGTACTCTCTCAATGATTGGAACCGTGGACGATGAAGAACAAACTGATCAACAAGGTCTACGTCGTCATCCTCCTGTCTGCATGGTCAGGTACATGGTGGGATGCAGGATTCAAGGCATTGATTAAAGCGGATTACATTGATGCTATCCTGTCATTGGTGATCCTTGCATGGATCGTGATGGTGATTATTCGCCGGTATAAGGAAATCACCACCATGATCAATGAACTGGAAGAGAGAAAGAATGAAGTACTTTAAGATGGCTGTCGCCCTTGTTGGCGCAGTTGCAATCTCGATCCTTGGAATGAGCGTCATGGCTGATACTCAGCTACTCTTCCTTGGACTACTGCTCAACATCATCGGCTCCATCGGTGCTGGTTTGATCGTTGGCACGATGTACAGTGTCTGGAAGTTGGAACATGGAAACAAAGCTCCGTGACCTGATCTTCACCACCCTGATCGGTGGTGCCAACGCTGCCCTGTCCATCGAAGCAATCATTGATCTGAGACCTTGGGCGGTAGCGTTTGGGGTAGCAGCTACAAGCTACTGCTACTACATCGGCAGAAAACAATACATGGACATCATGAGGAACTACGTGATCCTGTTGGCGTTCTTCAAAGAGCTAGGCAAAAAATAGAACCATCTTTCGTTTGCCAAGATGTAAATAGACTCGATTTTCATTTTTGGGTTTAGGCAAAAGACTTAACTATCATTTCGGAGGTACAGCATGGGTGCAGAGAACCCAGAACACTACAAGAATCATCCCAGCGGCATTGAGTGCATTCAAGTCATCTATCCGCTATTCTATGGGGCAGGCAATGCCATCAAGTACCTTTGGCGCTTGGGTATGAAGGACTCAGACCTGCAAGAGCTAGCCAAGGCAATGTGGTACACAAAGCATTCCATGGAGGCACAGCTACAATACAATTGGGAAGCCAACCCCTTTGCAAGCAAGGTAGCATATGCAATGTGGGACGCTGAGGAACCCGAGGGGTATCGTAAGTGGGCCATTGAGTTCATCTATGAAGGATACTACGACAAGGCAATGCTGGTCATCAAGGATTGGTATGCCGACATCATGGGTATTGACTCCGTTGACGTACTGGAACCTGCTGTGCCAGCGGTATCGATGAATCCTTATGCTGTTGAACCACATCCCGTTTTGCCGGGGGTAGTCGGATGAGCGACAAGCTATCAGAACAAGAGCTAGACCTATTGGTATATGTACTTGATGTATGGGTACAGTCCAATGACCAACACCCAGCGGTACAGAAGGTGGAAGACTTAAGTGACAAACTAAGTAGATGTAGCGGAGCACGGTTGAAGGACTGAAAAATCTATGGATGAAGCATGAGCCTTAAGCCAAATGACTTAATATCTAAGATTTAAGGCTTGTGACTTCACATATAGAATCATCGATTTGTCAATAAACTGACAAGCCATAGGTATTTGTGCTGAGTATATGGATCATATACCATCCATAATCATATGCTTAATCTTCCTCAGAACACAGCAAAACCCCTTGTCACAGTTGACAAGAGGCTTAGAACGTGCTAGATTAGAGCCATGAACACAGCAGGAACACCTGAAAGCACTGAGAATCATCCTTGGACAGCCAAATATCAGCCTTGGCCCTCAGAAATTAACTTGTTTTTCATGATAACTGACCCAAACTATGTCAATTTGTCTACAAATCTACCCCGTTTTGCACAGAAACAGCGTAAAACACCCAAATGATGAATTATTGGCACTTAAAGCTAACATGGGTTAGCAACAGCATGAGTGCTCAAAAATCCTAGGAAAACATCTCGCCTTCTTAAAACAGCTTTTGTTGCGAATGATGAATTGTTTGGGTCTCAACATCTGCGGATTTATTCGAAGCTTCTTAAAGCAAGTAATTGTGGGGGTCGGGCGAAGCCCGACCTTGCAAGCCCCCGAAGGGGCTTACTTGGTCCTTACTTCGCCGCAGCGAGTCGGAAGGTCAGGGATTCCTTGAGGTCTGCCATGACATCGACAGCACCAACGGGAATGGAAGCCAGCAGTGCAGCAGCCTCAGCGTTGGACAGGTAGAGCGTGATCATGGTGTGGCCTCTCAGTTGAAGAAATCGATTTGGATATGTCCGTGGACATTCTTGTGGAAGCTGACGTTACGAGCGATTGCCCCGTCTGCCTTGAACTTGTCAACGATGCTGCGAACCTCAACCTCGCACACGCTGTTGACAGAAACGTGTGAGAAGAAGATCGTGAAGATGAGGTCTTTCTCTGCCTGTGTGAGTTCCATGACTAAAGACTACACCCTCACACGTTGCATGTCAAGTCGCCTGCATCCCAGCAGAAGCGGTTGACAGCGGACCAAGCGGACTCACCCTTGAAGGTCTTGCGATGGGCCTTCTTGGGACCATGCTTGACGGTGAAGGTCATGCCGTCTGCCGACATGAGGACGGTGGTGTGAAGTCCGGTGAACACGGTGGTCATGTTGTCTCCTTGGTTGATTGCCTAGCTAAAGCTTATACGGTCGGGCGTAGTCTGTCAAGCCATACCGGCAGAAATATAGGGTTGACTTAAACGGATATGTGTGGTAGGATGGTCGGGCTACGCCCGACCCCGCGAAGCGGGGCATTGTATCATGCCCAGCTAAGCGTTGTCAAGCCCTAGCCCTTCGGAATGTATGCACATCCTCCCATATTCCATGCCTCATTCTTTTCCTGCCGCATTCCCTTTGCCGTCATTTCGGCGGCAGTCAAACAATACCGCTGCTCATTGTTTTCCGAAATGATCTTGCATCCCCCACCTAGAGCAAAGGCAACGTCAGCAGGGAGAATCTGAACAATGCCTTGGAATGGGTCACGCATAAGCGTGTAGAGATAGGCGACTGCCGTATGCATATCGCCTGCCTTTGTGTTATTGAATGTCTCATGACAGCCCTTGCAATGCTCCATCTTGAGACCCGTCCACGTTTTGCCACAAACGCAGTGGAATCGCTGTTCAGAAATCGTCATGGAGAAACCTTTCGCAGAAGTGGACTATCTTTGCCAGTACAACAACATTGGCGCTATTCCTTACCCAACTAGCTACCCTTGAAATGTCGTCATGGTCAAGAGAAGCAACGTCGAATAGCGCAATGATCTTCATTGCCAGCTTTTCGGTGTATGACTTCATGTTTGCATTCTATCCGATCTAGACAGGAATGTCAAAGGGGGAGGTCTCCCTCCCCCCATGACTAACTGTCAGACGCGGACCAGACGGTGAGCGTTGGCAACTGCCATGCAGACCTCGCGCATCTTGTCCTTAGCGTCGTTGTCCGCTTCGATGAAGCCAGAGCCGGAAGCCATGACACGCTCAGCGGTTCCCTTGCGAGGAGCGGCAAACCAGTCCTTCTGCTCGGTCAGAGCATTGAAGACCTTCCAAGCGTTGTCACCGTCGAGGTTTTCGAGGGTAGCACCGTTGTAGATGCCGTGGAACTGATCGCGCTTGGTCTCCCACTTGGTCAGTGCGCCACGGGTATTCGCCTCAGGCTCAGGGTTGAGCGTTTCGAAAATCTCGTTGACGGCGTTCTTGGTGAGTTCAAGCTGGATCATTTCGTTAGCCATCTTCGAGAACTCATCCATGTAGAGCCGGTTGAGGTTCAGAGCCTCACGCGCAACGGTCATCTTGTCAGCGAGGTTCGTCGTGTGACGAATCTTGAAAACGCGCTTGGCGTTCTTGAGCGAGGAGGTCAGAGCGTTCATGCAACGCAGACGCATTGCCGTGTTCGCTGCCACGATAGCGGTTGAGCCGTTGTGAGACGTGGAGACGATGATCGAGTCCTCAATCTCATCGTTGGCACCGTTGGGGTCGATGAAGAGGGAGCGGTCGAACTTGAGGACACCGAAGACCGTGCGCCCGTAGTTGAACTGACCAGCAACATCCCAGTAGCCTCCACCATGCACAAGGCCATCAGCGAAGTCGAAGAGGTCGCGGTTTTGCAGTTCCTTGTACTGCCCGCCAACCATGCCCAAGACCCACTCCTGATCGGCAGCCTCACCGAAGCCGTCACGAATGACCTCGTACCACTTTTTGTCAGAGCCAGCGTGCAGGTTTGCCTCTTCGAGGCGGACATTCCAGTCGAGACCAGAAGCCTTGAGCATCGCGCCCGTGTCCTTCGAGACATCTTCGTCCACGACAGTGCCCAGACCACCGTAGAGCGGGACACGCAGGGAGGCAGCGCTCGCGTAAGCGTTGTAAGAGCCGGGGGTACGGTCAGCGAGGGTGTGATCGAACTGATCGAGACGATTCCAGTAGCCGCGCATTTCAAGCCTTTCGTTGTGGTTGATTACAAGAGTAACCTTACTCCTGCCTAGCTAGTTTGTCAAGTAGGGCGAAGGCTGAAAACAGGGGATTTTTGGGCTTGACTTAAAGGCTAGAGTGTGGTAGGATGGTCGGGCTTCGCCCGACCCCCGAAGGGGGCCGAAGCCTATTTGTTTTGATGGTGCTCCAATTGTTGGATTCGCATTGTCTGTATCCTTAGCTGAATGCTATTCAACACAAGAATGACAAACATTACGACCTCCTGCCAACTCATTTCTTGCTCACAGAGAAAAGGACATTAGCGCGTCCCATTACGCAAAGGCCACAAGCAACGCACGCGCCACCCTTATCCGAGATAAGCGGAATGGCTTTGTTTTGCTCGGGACAACGCGCACCCTTGAATGCAGCCTTAGCGTCATCAAAGGTATTCGCTACCATTGCAACGCGAATACCCTTATCCGCCATTGTGTGCGCCATTGCCTCATTGACGGGATCGCCGCTAAAGTAAAGTCCGAGGTTAGGCAGGTTTTCCTTGTGCAGGAAATCGGCGGCAAAGTCAGAACGGGTATAGGCCCAGAATTGAATGCTTTCGTGCTCAGCAATAACCCAAGACCATGCCTCAACATAGAACATGTTAAAGAAATCACCGTCAGCATGAATGCGGAACTTCTTCGGCGCATTCCACTTATCGCATTCTGCCTCGAATGCATCAATCATGTTTGTGAGTTCCACGTACATGACATCAATACTGGCATCCTTGAGGATATCCCAGTTGCGCATTGCCAGAGCGAGAAAACTAGGGTACATTTTCTCAAGCTGACCGGCATAGCAAATCTTCTGACAAAATGACGTGGCACCGGGGCAAGAGAATGCATTACCAGCGGGCAGGCTGAAAGCATTCTTGATTTTGCTTTGCAGGCCATTCTTGGTTGAGAGGTTGGCAGTCTTACGGTCGTTCGTTCGGTCTAGTGGCATGTCGCCAGCCTATACCCTCAAGCCAGTGGTTGTCAAGATGGCGAAGCACGAAAAATGGGGGATTTTGGGCCTTGACTTAAACCCGAATGTGTGTTAGAATGGTCGGGCTTCGCCCGACCCTAGACGCAGGTTAGCCCCACCGGGATTCAACCGCTGGGGCCACCGCGTTATTCAGTTGTGGGTAAGTACTTTTGAGTATATCACTCAGTTGGGA